AACAGAACAATGAACATAGATATTACGTTCAAACCATATCATAGTAAGGTTGGTTTTGTCTTTGATACAGAAATGACAGTTAATAGAGTTGTAACAGAAAATGTACGAAGTGTCAGAATAATGATTAATGATATTTTGTATTATATTGATAAAACTTTCAAAATACATAATGACGATAATATTGAAATTAAAATAATACCAGTAGATTATGAAAAAGAAAGTAAGGTATATCTGTTAGGAATTAATGAAAATGAAGTTTATAATAAAGAAATAGTTCCAGAGAAAGTATATGAAGATATAACACATGAAAATATTATTATTGAATAATTTTATTTTCTACTTTATACTTTATGATATCATGTATATGATAATATATTAAAATATATATAATAATATTATAATATTAGATGGAAAAATTATTGGTATCACAAGTTTTGGAGTGTAATAAGACACTTTATAAGATATTGGAACAAAAAGTTAATCTTCCAATATCACTAGGTTTGAAATTTTATAGGATAATGAAGATTTTTGATGAAATTGAAGAATATGTTTTTGAAACTATGGACATGACATTTGAAAATCTTGATTGGAATAATATGACCAATGAACAAATGTTGTTTTATAAAAATCTGATATCTGAACAGATTGAAGTTGAATATACCAAAATACCTCAAAAAGAATTAGAAAACAATAACGTTTTAATGTTGAATATAGGGGATATAGAAAAATTATCAATTATTCTCACTCAAAATTAAACAATAAATATCACACCAATGAGTTTTTGAGTTTTTGATTGATATTTATATTATATAATAAACGAAAATAATTTAAAATTTAATAAAAATATGGCAAGTAACAATACAAAAAAACAGATACATGTTAGTCCTGGTATCTATTTTACTGAAAGCGAACTTTCTGTTGCAAGTAAGTCACTTGGTATTACTAATTTAGGACTTGCTGGTGAAACTTTGAAAGGTCCTGCATTCCAACCTATTGATATCAGTAGTTGGGCACAATACCAACAGTATTTCGGTGGTACAAGTACAGAAAAGTTCCAAGGAAGCCAATATCCTAAATATGAGTTGCCTTACATTGCTAAAACCTATTTGGAAGAGTCACAAAACTTAAAGGTTTGCCGTGTTCTTGGTTTGTCTGGTGTTAATGCAGGACCTGCATGGGTTATTACTGCATGGGGAGATGAAGGAAAAATGTATACAGAAAGCAAACCAATGGTGGTTGCTGTAATTCGTTCAAGAGGTGAACATAAAAAGGCTGCATACATAGGACCTGCTGACCCAGAGAATGGAATTTGTGAAGACCAATATGAATACGACAAGATTCTTTATTATGCAAAAAATGTAAAAATTGTTAAGACAAAGAGTCTTTCTTTAGCAGATGGATGTACACCAGGTTTTTCTACAAAAACCAATGAGTTACTTATAAACAGTAATAATTATGGTACATTCGGACTTGAAGTAACAACATGGGATGACCAAACAAAGGTATATGCAGTATCATTTAATGCGGGTGAAAAGAGTTATATCTATAATGTAATCGGTGGTAATCCTGAAATTGGTGATGCTGAGATTTATGTAGAGGAACTGTATGACGTTGCTTTGCAACAACTTATCGAACGTGGTGAGTTAAATACTCTTGGACAAGAAAGAGATTTGCCAATGTATAAACCCGCCAGACTTGTACCTAAGTATAAACCCGTACTTGATATTCTTACAGAGGATGAAAGTATGTTGAAAAGACGTGATGTTGGTAAACGTTTCCTTTATAGTACTGAGTATTCGGTTAACAATGAGGATGCTTCTGCATTGAAAGTACACAAGTCAACAGATAAAGGTATTACTTGGGGAGAGGCTTGTGAAGGTGAAGCAGGACATATTTACACCGTTGTTGCCCATACAACTGAGGAAGGAACACGTGAGTACTACTATGGTGAATACGTAGGTGAAGAAGGTGTTGACGAGAAATATACTGAGGCACTTGGTAATCCGACAATAGATGAAGTGACGGAGGTTGTAGAAGAATGTGTTTATGTAAGTGCTATGGGTTATTATTTCATTATGGATAATGGTGATGTAAGACCTGTTACATTAGACATGAACAATTATAAAGAACAATACAGATATTCTTCAACTCCTTGGATTGTTTCAGAAATGAAGGGTGCTGCAAACAATGTTGAACTTACAAAACTTTTCCGTTTCCACACAATTTCTGATGGTGATAATTCAAGACTTGAATGTAAGGTTTCAATTGAAAACATTGACCCGACATATGGAACATTTGACGTTCTTATCCGTGATTTCAGTGATACTGATGCAAGTCCTGTTGTATTAGAAAAATATAAAGGTTGTGACCTTGTTCCGGGTTCTGAGAATTATATTGCATTGAGAATCGGTTCATTTGATGAAAGTTATGAAACAAAGTCAAAATATGTAACAGTTGAAGTTAATGAAACTGACAAGACAAAAGTTTCAGTTCCTGCTGGTTTCTTAGGTTATCCAGTTCGTGATTATGAAGGTCTTCTTCCAGCTTCTAATGCTTCAGCAAATACTGACGGTATTAAATTACAAAAACCATTCTTACAGTATAATACCAATATTTACGATGAAATTCGTGTTAAGAAACAATATTTTGGTATGTCTGACCTTGTTGGTATTGATGATGATTTGTTAAGATATAAAGGTGTATACGCTTATGACGAAAGACCAAATTATCTTACACCATCATTCCACCTTGACGCTCGTATCCTTGAAGGAACACCTGATGAGAACGGACTTGTAACAAATAATGGTATCAGTCAGACTGTTACAGTTGATGGTATTAGCGGTTATCAATGGGTAACTGTTGGTATGGGAAATACTGTTGGTAATTTCTCAAAAGAACCACGTATTGGTAATGAGGAAACAATGCTTGATACAATCTATGAGGACAAACGTTGGCGTAAGTTTACAGTTTGTTTCTATGGAGGTTTTGACGGTTGGGATTATTATAGAAAGAGCCGTAGTAATTCAGATGACTTCAAATATCAAAGATACCGTGGTAAAATGAATCCTATCAGTGGAGAAGGTACTAATTTCAAACTTATCCGTGAGCCAGAAGCATATGGATTTGACAAGGCTGAAAAAGTTATTACTTCTGACTGGTATGCTTATCTTTCTGCAATCAGACAGTTTGCAAATCCAAAAGAAACAGATATTAACGTACTTGCAACACCTGGTATTGACTATGTTAATAATAACTTACTTGTACAAGAGGTTATTGAAATGGTTGAAGAGGAACGTGCAGACAGTATCTATGTAATCACAACTCCTGATAAACCTTATGGTGCTGGTGATAATAAATTTGAGATGTATACAGCAGAGGATGCAGTAGATAATCTTGACGATAGCGAAATTGATACAAATTGGGCTTGTACTTACTTCCCTTGGGTTAAGTATTTTGACAGCGCAAACAATCAATATATTTATCTTCCACCTACAAAGGACGTTGTTAAGAATTTTGCATACACCGATAATGTAGCAGCACCTTGGTTCGCAGCAGCTGGTTGGAATCGTGGTTTGAGTGACGGTGTTCGTTCAAAGAAAAACCTTGTACTTGCAGAACAAGATGAACTCTACGCAGGACGTATCAACTTTATTAATAACTTCGCTGACGAAGGTATGAGAATTTGGGGTGACAAGAACTTGCAGATTGCTGAAAGTCATGCTCACATGAACAGAATTTCTAAGAGACGTTGTTTAATCAGACTTAGAAAACTTATATCAATTGCTTGCATTGGTCTTGTATTTGACCCGAATGACCCAACAATGATTTCTTCTTTCAGAAGTGCAGTACAGCCAATTCTTGAAGACTTTATAACCAAGAGAGCACTCATTGATGCAAAACTTGTTATTGATGATTCAGAGGAAGCACGTGACAGACTTGAAATCAATGCACAGATTTATCTTAAGTTCACACCTAATGTTGAATACATTAACATTGGACTTGTTGCTACACCACAAGGTATAAGTTTTGACGATATTTAATTCATAAAAATTTTAGATAATAAAAGAGGGTGGAAACATTTTCATCCTCTTTATTTTTGTAAATACGAAACTATTTATTATTATAATAAAAGTACTTTTATATACATAAGCAATATGAGAAAAAGAGATAATTTCGCTGAAATAAATGAAATGAGAAAAATGTTATCAGAAGTAAAAAGTCTAACATTGGAAAATTTCATTATGCCAGAAGAAGATTCTTTTGAAGAGGAAACACCAGTAGAAGCGGATAATGAGGAAGAAGTTCTTCAGACAAATCCAAATGATATGTCAAGTATTGAAAAAGAATTAACACAGATTAGAAAAATTGCGTTAAGTGTTATTAATAGACTTGCAGACCAACCAACCTCTCCACAATATGATACAATGAAAAAGATTTGGAATATGGTCGATAAGGCAATTGAACAACCACAAAAAGGTAATGGTAATTTTTCTGATTAAATAATTTGAAATATACATTTTAATATATGAAGAAAGTTATTAAATTAACCGAGGGTAAACTCAGACAGATGATTACAAAAGCCGTAAAAGGTATATTGAATGAAGAAACCGAAGAACAGAAACGTAAACGGCAGATGGAAGATGATTGGCAAGATTTAGAGAGACCTATAAAATATTATAAAAAAAGTTTTCCTGGTGATTCTAAATATACACAGGCAACACTTGGGGATGATTTTGCTTATAGTTGGGGTGGTGCAGGAAAAACACCTGGTGCTCTTGCAATGGATGCACAATTACCATATGTACACCCTTATACTACTCAAAAAGGCGGCATGTATAAAAAAGCAGATACAAGCAAATGGACAGAACCTTCAATGAAAGGCAGAGGATATGAAGGACCGAATGCTGCACGAAATTTTGCCAGAAATATACATTTTGATAAAGATGAAGTTTCTGGTATGACACCTTATCCATATAAGAATGAATATGGACCAACAGGAAGAGTTTATGGTGATACTGATTATGCAAATCTTGATGACCAAGATTATTTTGAAGATAAAATCAAATCAACTGATGAAAGATGGTATCAAGACGAAAAAGACAATTATAAAAAAATGAAAAAACTTGCACAATCATTAGGAGGTAAAAGAAGTAAGAAAGATGATGATAGAAGTTTTAAACGTGCATTAAAAGCAGCAGATTCACGTCCATTGCATAGAAAAGGAAGTCTTAACAGAGTTGGAATGGATGAAAGTGTTATTAGAAAACTTGTTTCTGAATCAATTAAGAAAGTCTTGAATGAGAAATGGTATCCTGAAGAGGAAGATGATATTTCTGATTATTCATTTGGTATGATTGCAAAACTTTCAACAAGAAGTTTAATGCAACTTGACGAAGAGACAATTGCAAGATTGGAACAAGTAAATGATGAAAATATTGAGACAGAATCTTCTTATGTAAGCGTTATGGTAAAAAATGTAAATGCTTCATGTGATGAGGATGGAGATTGTACTTTGACCATTGAATGTGCCGTTTCAGCACCGGATATGCCAATTGATGAAATCGAACAGGAGGTTGAGGAAATATTGTGGTATTGGGTAGAAAATATTACAGGCCAATCTTTGGTAGCAGGATTTGATTGGGAAAGCGAAGATACTGTTTTTGACAGAAGAAGCAGAAATAAATAAATATTTTTTAAAATATAGAATATTTATATATAAAAATAAAGAGTTAAAAAGAATATAACATATGTCAGACCTTTTACTTAAAGCTCCATTGGAGTATGAACCTTTAAGAAAAAATAGATTTTTAATGAGATTTCCTTCAGACTTAGGAATACAAGAGTGGTGGGTAAGCAACGCTTCACGTCCAACCATTACTAACAATGAAACAGAGATACCTTTTCTTAACACTTCAACGTGGGTTGTTGGGCGTTATATTTGGGAGGCTATTTCTATTACACTGAGAGACCCGATTGGTCCAAGTGCTTCACAAGCAGTAATGGAATGGGTTCGTTTGGCTTCTGAGAGTGTTACTGGTAGACAGGGTTATGCTGTAAGTTACAAACGTGATTTACAACTTGAATTGCTTGACCCAACAGGTGTTGCCGTAAGTCTTTGGATAATCAAAAATGCTATGCCAACAACAGTTAGTTTTGGTGACTTAAGTTATGATGATGATTCTCTTGCAACAATTGAGATTACAATTCGTCCTGACTATTGTATCTTAGCATTCTAATAAGTCTTATAAAAAAATATAAATAAGGACAATCAAAAATGGTTGTCCTTTTTAAGTTTACGGTGCATGATGAAACAAGTAGTGCCAAAATCAATTTCAAAAGAAAAAAGGAATAGGAAACAGAAAGCAAAGTCAAATTATAAACCGTTTCATGGTGGAAAACCTTTCAAACAAAGAAAAATAACAGACCAAAAATATGGCACAAGTCAACTTGAAAGAAATTTTGCGTCAGATTTCCTTGACAGGATGGGTTTGGTTTATATATATCAATATGAAGCAAAAGATATAAAACGTTTTTATGATTTTGCTTTGACTTGTTATGATGATGTGGAATATGTATATGAGGAAAAAGATGGAATTAAGTGTGTAAAACAGGAGGGACAATTTTTTCCTCTTGATTTATTAATTGAGGTTGACGGTTCATTTTTTCATGCAGACCCAAGGGTTGTCACTGAGGATAAAATTACACCAATGCATAAACATAATAAGTTTATTGATGGACTGAAAGACCAATGGGCTGCATTACATGGTGTTCCTTTATTACGGTTATGGGAATATGATATAATTCATAATCCGAAGATGGTTGAAAATGAAATTAAGAAATATATTAAGAGTAGTAAAAAGAAAAAAGAAATAAAGGAAAACAAGAAAAAACCACATTAATTGATATATATTTGAAAAATAGGTTTATTTTGTATAAACTTATTATAAGGAAAAATAGGTAAACAATTATGTGTGTTAAAAATGTTAAAACATCAGAAAATTATAAGTTAGATTTCTTACGTAGAAATAGGTTTTTTATAAAATTTCCGAAAGAAATTAATATTTGTGAATGGTGGATTGAAAAAGTTACCAAGCATCCAATATTATTTGATAGTAAAAGTTCAAAAAAAATTAGTATAACTTTTAGGGAATATGATTGTTGTGGTGATGTAGTGTTTTATGAAAAAATTAGAAATTTTAACAATTTGGATAAACGTGACAGAAATATAGTTTTTGAAGATTTAGACGTTACAGGCTATGCTGTTAATAGGGAATATTTTATAAATTGTAAGGCCAAGGAAATACGATTTGACACATGTGATTATAAAAATGGCAAAATAAAAACATGTGTTGTTGTTTTTGAATATGATGATATTATAAATAAATTGTAAAGTTTTATGAAAGTTACTTTATATATACCTTTTGCAAATGGTGATGCTGTTAATGGGTTTAACTATGAGGGTGAAGAACTGACAGCACCAAAGTATGTAAAAATGGAAGAAAATGAATATTATGGTCATAAAGATGGCGTTGACCATATGGTTGTCACAAGTTTGGGAAATAACATGGCATATAACCCATATAAGAAAAGGAAAATAAATGTTAAGAATCAGAGTTATGCTTTTCATAAATGTGACGGAAATATAAGAAACATTAATGGAAGTGAGATAACAGTTACCCAACTTGATAGGTTATGGGCAAATAAAGAACAGTTTGGATTATTTATATATTTGAATGAACAGGAATTTATAAGAAAACCAGATTTGGAAACCGATTTGAAAATGTGGATTCAAGATAGTCAAAAAATCATGAATATTGCAAAACTGAGTGATGAGGAAAAAATGTTTCATCTTCCAAAAAAGGATTTCAAAATTGATTTTGATAATGGAAAAAGTCATGCTGTTTTGAAAAATTGTAAATTTGCAAAACTTTTATCAAGTATTAAAAAGGCAAATGGAGAACCCATGATTACTTCTTTTGCAATGATTATTGAAAGAATAATATTTACAAAAAATTAAAATATGGCAGATAATAATAGATTTATGTCTAGTCAAGAAATAGAGGACGAAAAGAGAAAACGCCAATTGGCCATTGTTAAGGCTTCCAACCAAATGTTGAATGAAGCAATGGAAAAAGCATTGGATAATACGTCAGACCCTGTTAGGAGAAGTGAATTGCAAGAGAGATTTAATGTTGCAATAGAACAGAATGATGCATTTGCACAATCTTATCTTCACGCTTCAAAAGATGAAGTTGAGAAATCAACATTTAGAGACGTTGACCCGTCTGAAGTTACAAAATACAATGAACGTCTTAAAAAGAGAGGATTGACTGATGAGGAAGTGCATAGAAAGGATATGGCAACAGTTACAGTTGGTAAAAATGGCGAAAAGGCTGCACCAATAAGAAGACGTAGACGTGGTGCTAAGAAAGATTTGGGTGATGATTATCAGAAACTTGACATTGAAGATGAATTTATGAAGCAGACATTAGTAAATGACGATATTCAAATTCAAAAACACATAGAGAAAAACAAGGAATTTGAGGAAGAAATGAGAAAACAAGGGAAAGATATTATCAGTAAGATTGTAAAACCTCTTGAAGATGAAAATGCAAACAAAAAAATAAGTATGGAAGAAAATATTCAGTCTGAAAGAATTGAAATTAATAATAAACCACAAGAGGATACTAAGGAAAAGAAAGAGAAAATTCATGAAGTTAAAAGTGCTGAAGTAAAAGAAGTCAAAAAGAAAACAAAGAAGACAGAAGAGGTTTTGACTTATGATTTTGATTTCTCTTCAGTTCCGAGTTATGTACAGTTTGACGTATTACCATTACCCTCAAATGGACAATGTTATCCAAAGAACTCACCATTACGTTGTGGTCGTATACCTGTGGCTTATTTAACGGCAGCAGATGAAAATATTATTGCTTCTCCAAACGTTTATCGTGACGGAAAACTGCTTGACATTATTTTGGATAGGAAAATCCTTGATAAGAGAATTAATGTCAATGATTTATGTAGTGGTGACAGAGACGCAATTATTTTATGGCTCAGAGGAACATCTTATGGAGAGGATTTCCCAATTAGTGCGACAAATCCGGAAACTGGAAAACAATATAATGTATCAATTAGTTTATCACAGTTTGATTACAAGAAATTTGATTTAGAAGGTGATGAAAACGGTTTGTTCGACTTTGAAACAAACAACGGTGATTTAATCAAATTCAAATTCTTTACAAATAATGATGAGGAACAACTTAGGAAAACTATTACCTCACAAATTACCAATATAAATAAATTCGATGTTCTTAGGGGAATTACTGAAATAGCCAATTTGTTGAACGGAATTAGTTTCACGGAAGAAGAGGTGACAATGCTTAATGAAGACATTGATGAAATAAAGGATATTGTTGGTAGTGATTTGGAAGAAAATACAGAAAATCTTTATCCGAATACGATTACTGAACAAATGTTTATGCATACGGTTTCAATAAATGGAAATAAGGATAGGGAATTTATTAAGAACTACGTTGAAAACATGCGTACAAAGAGTGCGATGGATTATCGTAATTATTTTGTAAATAATTCTCCAGGTGTTGATTTTAATTTCACTGTAAATATTCCCGAGTCAGATGGAGGTGGCTCGTTTAGTACCTTTCTTAGAATCGATGATACTATTTTCATTAACTTCTAATTTTGAGAAGAATCTTAGACATGAATTGTGGCTTTGTCATAAAAATATGGATTTAAGTATGGAAGAATTATATAATATGACGGTTGCCGATAGGAAAACATATATTACAATACACAATAAACAAGTAGAAAAGGAAAAAGAAAGACTACAAAGTATGAGAAGAAATAAATAGTTCCTTGTCAAAACAGATTTGGAACTATTTATTTTTATAATATTATAAAAATGTTCGTTGTTATGGCAAGTTCAACAGATACAGATAAAAAATTAGACCAACTGATACAATCTATTAATACATTAGCCTATATCATTGAGAGAAGGGGAAGGACAGATAGTAGTACTCCCCACTCTGGTGATACATTTTATTATAGAGGAACTAGTCAAGACAAACAAAATGAATTTTTAAGAAACTTGGGTGGCTTTAATAATACAGATTTTGTTAATCTGATGAATGAAGCGATGAAGGATTTAGAAAAACAAGCAAAAGCAGCCACCAAGTTAAGAGAAGAAATTGAACAACAATTAAAAGATACGACATTAACAACAGAACAAAGAAGAAAATTAAATGACGAATTAAATGATGCAATTGGCAAAGAGATTGAATTACAAAACGCACAAAATAACACGTTAAAAGAAGAATTTAAGAGAAGACAAAAAATAGAGGAAGAAAAACTCAGAAAAGAATATCAAAGTTTTGTTGATGAAAAAAAGAAAATTTACGGAAATGAAGAAAATTATGTAAATTACAAAATAGGACAGGCTGATTTTGCTGGTGCAACTGCTAATAGAAATGAAGCAAGTAGAATGATTGCAGAAAGCGGTTTTGGAAATACTGCCGTTGGAAGATATGCCCAAACAATGATTGGAAGACAACAAAGAATTGATAATATTGCTAATTTTGGCGATAACTTACAAATGGGTGGTGCGCAACAAATTGCACAAGCAATGGGCGGTGGTAAAATGATGGCTGCTGCATTGGGTGGACTTGGAAAGGGTATTGGAATTGCAACAAAATTTTTAGGACCGTTTGGACAAGGTTTACAAATGGCTATTGATGGTGTTAAACTTTTTGCAAAGGTATTGGGTTATGCAAATGCATATATAACAAGACTTGTTAACTTACAAACAGATTTGAACGAAATGTCATTCCAAAAAACGGTTGACATTACCAATTTAATTAATGAAAGACAAGCAGAAGCAGCAAAGTACATTGGTGATTTACATTTAAAACAAGTTGAAATCGAAGGTCAAAATCTTTTACAAGCCGTTGAGATTCTTACAAAACAGTTTGTAAAAGCAACGGAAATTGCTGTTGGCCCACTTACAAAAGGTATTAATGAAAGTGCATACGATGCAGCAAATGCATTTATTGAATATCAAACAGATATGGCAAAATTTGCCTTGGAGCGTGGTCAGCGTGAGAAGCAATATGAATATTTTCAAGGTAAAAGAGGTATTGAGTATGAAAATTTCCAAAATGTAAGTTCAAGAGAAGAAGAACGAATTCAAGGAAAATATAAATTCGATTCAATTTTGAAAACTCTTGAGGGTGCTGGTGCTGCCTACAACGATATTATTGGAAGAAAGATTAATGAATGGGTTCCGGATTGGATGCTTGGCAAAAAAGATGCCGAAAAAACATTAGAAAAAGAATCAATGTCACAACAACGTTTACCAAATGGTGAATATAGTGATAATATGGCTAGTGTATTGAATAAAAACCGAAATGAATTTAATGATTTAAAGGGTTTACGTTATAATTGGTTTACTGATTTTTTTGGTGCGGGTAATAAAGAGAAAAATGAAGCAATTGCTCGTAATAGATTACAACCAGAATTATTTGGCGTTGAATGGGACAAACAACTTGCACAATGGCATTCAAATGTAACTAATACGGTAGCCGGAATACAAGAACAAGCAGCCAATAAACAAATCGAAATTGCAACAGATGTTGCCAAAAAGTATATAGATGCAAACGCAGAAGTTAAGAAAATGTGGTTGCAACTTGCACAGAAGACAGAACAATGGTTAGATAAATTTGACCAAGTTACAAACGATTTGGGGGTTAATTTGGGTTATACCTCAAAAGATAAGTTGGAAGCATTTCAAGACACAATGTTTGAAACAGCGAAAACAGCAGCAAAATTTGGTAAGAGTTTTGAAGATGCCGCAAAAATGCAACAAGCGTTTATTGAAAGTACCGGAAGAAATCGTATAATGGGACAACGTGATTATGGTAATTTATTCGGTTTAGGTAAATATCTTGGTGATGACGGACTTGCCGCAAATTATGCTTCTGAAATGGAAATATTCAATGCGGGTGTTTCCGATTCTGTTGATATGCTTCATGAAACATTACAAGATGTGAACAGAATAGGTTTGAATGGCAGAAAATATACTAAAACACTTGTTGATAATCTTAAATTAGCACAGAAATTCCAATTTAAGGAAGGAACTAAAAGTTTGAGAAATATGGCAAAGTGGGCTGAGAATACACGTTTTAATCTTGCCTCACTTAGTGGTATGTTGGATAAAGTACAAGAGGGTGGTCTTGAAAATGTAATAACAATGGGTGCTCAATTCCAAGTACTTGGTGGACACGCAGCAATGAATGCAGACCCGATTGCAATGATGTATGAAGCATTCGCAGACCCAGAGGCTTATGCAAAGCGTATGCAAGATATGACAAAGGGTTATGGACAAGTTGACAAGAAGACCGGTGAAACAAAATTCAGTGTAAATGAAATGATGATAATGCGTCAACTTGCCAAAATACAAGGACGTTCTGTTGAGGAAGTTGAAAATGAAGCACGTGCAAGAAACAAGAGGGAAATTGTTGCAAAACAGTTAAGAGGTAGTTTTAATGAAGAACAACAAGCATTAATCTCGAACAACGCAACATATAATAAACAAACCGGACAATTCCAAGTCAAAGTAAAACGTGGTAATCAATATGTTGATACTGATGTAAGTCAGTTGACTCAAGATGACATTGATAAACTTATGCCAGAGAAACATAATGAGCGTATGGAGGATTATATGACAACCGTTATTGATTATTTAGCAAAAATGACGGGTGAAGAAAATCTTCAGAAAACAATGATAGGTCAAGAACTTAGTGAAGACCGTAAAGAATCTTATTTAACAAGATTGCAGACAGCACACGAAAACTTTGTTGATAATTTTGAAACTTATGCAACAAATGCAAGAGAGGGTATGCGTTTGGCAAACGAAAAATTCAGTGACTATATTGAAATGTGGCAGAATAATGCAGATGCACAAGGTCCTGGCTTAGACCAAATTAATGCAGCAACAAGTAATATTGCTTCTGCATTGGGTGATACAGCAAATGTTATTGCCACAGCAAATCAAAAAATTGCTGATTCTATTGACAGAGCAAAATTTGGTGCGAGTGGTGTAACCGGAAAAGACGAAACCTCTTATAATATGAGTATTTACAATGCAGGAGGTAAAATACCAAAACCAGAATGGATGCCAGATGGTATTATAAGTGGTAATAATAAGCCAATTGTTTCTGCTGCTTCTAATGTTACAAAGATAAATGACGGATTGGTACAATCAGACCCGAAAGACGTTGCAATATTTGCAAAAGAGGGTGGTGTAATTGGAAACTTCCTTAACGACTTATATAATGATGTACATTCGGCTAACAGTGGTACAATCAGTTTAGATACCGTAAATGTTACAATCAGTGGCAGTTTAGACCTTTCTTCTGGCGGACAGAGTGTTAATATTATAAATGAGTTACAAACCAATCCGATGTTATTAAGGTCATTGTCGAGAATGTTGGCACAACAAATATCTTCTGCAATGAATGGCGGTAGAGGAACATCATCAATGGGAATAGGCAGTGTTTAAAATTGATTTTTGTTTTTAAAAAGTTAAAAAATATATAATTATAGGTTAAAAGATAAATATATTGTTTAGATATGGATTTTAAAGATACCGTAAATGCAATTAAGAATGTTGACAACACACTTAGAAATATTGTTCCTATTACTGAGCACGTTGTCAATAAAGTTAGGAGAAATACAGGTGGTTGGGGTTTTGATGCAATGTTAATGACACCAATCAGTGACTATTGCCTTGTTGATATGGGTGATTGGCAGATGAGAAAGGCTATGTTTCTTAACATGGCTGAAAAGGACATTACTCTTGATTTAATTGCTGATAGCGTTACAGGTATTAGTAATAAAGTATCTGATGAATCATACAAATATGATTATAGTTATGCACAGGAAAACAATTATTTAAATAATTATCAAAGAGAAGCAAAATACACAACAACAAGGGAAGGTAGAACAGATAACAATATACAAAATTACATGAATCATAATGAACTTTATGGTCAAAGTGTAAATGTCTATCCTGATGAGGATAATACTGGAACCGTAAATTTCACAGAAGATAGCAAATGGAATTTTTATGATGCAAACAGAAACAGAAACAGTATTATATATAAGACAAAAAAATTGTTTAATGAAAGAAAAATAAATACAATTATAAGCAGATTCCATACAGACCCCGATAAATTGGATTTATATGACGATACAGAAGCAAAAAGTGTATATGGTTTATCTCATGGAAGAAATCTTTTGACATATGATGCCGAGAGAAATGGCATAAGTTATGACAGAAACGGTTATGATAACCCTTATTGTCGTGTATGGACACATCATCACCAATATAGTGAAGTTAGGGCAAGGCTTATAAGACCTTTTACAATTGAGGATGAAAATGGTAATATAGAACATGTTAAAAATTCTGATATTCATAAATGGGGAGGTTTTAATAATGTAAATTATAAAAAATGGGATAAAGAATATCATGATAAGGATGGAAAAGTCATTGACCCAAATGTAAAATGGGGTTGGAAAGATAGCGGTAAAGATGGATGGGATATGTCGGTTCTTGACAAAGAAACTGGTTTGGTAAATATTGCACCAAAATTCTTGGGTGGTGCTGAAAAGAACATTCACACAAAGGATTGTATGTTTTCCATTGAGAATCTTGCATGGCAAGGATATGACCCATATTCATTTGAAAGAGCATTATCTTGGGAACAACGTGGACCGTTTGGTGGTAGAATTATGTGGTTTCCACCATATGGTTTAAGATTCAGTGAAGACACAAGTGTCAATTGGAATGAACATAGTTTTATCGGTAGGGGCGAAAACGTGTTTACTTATACAAATACGTCAAGAAGTGGTACGCTTGAATTTATGATGGTGGTTGACCATCCTTCAATTACTGACTATGCAACATGGTATGGTAAATCACAACCTGACCAATTACCAAAAGATACTGATGTTCTGCGTTTCTTTGCTGGATGCGGTGTTGGTAAAGACGGTGTTAGTAGTGGTGAAAGTGATGGAAGCGGAAGTAATGGTGGTGGAGGAAGTCTTTTGTCATTTGTTAAACCGACACCACTTACTGATGAATATTTAAAAAAAGATGTTTCGCCACAAGCGGTAAAAGTTACAGAAAATAAAAAACCAGAGCCTCCAACTCCGCCACAACCTGAGGTTCCTGCTCCTGATGAAGAGATAGAATTGACTTTTTATGTCTTTTATCCGAATAACTATAGCGGATATTATGATAATAATGAAAGTAGTAAAGTTAATCCAATTGCTTATTTGTTATATGGTAAAGGAGCACAATGGAAGTGTAATGATTCAGACGTGACGAAATCTGAAGTTCTTCCACTTGATTTCGAAGATACAAGTAATGATTCATTCGTTGGAAATGGTTATGAAATGTTAAATAGTAAAAGTGATGTTGGAAGTCAGAATAGTTCACATAACTATATAATCGGTACAGGTTATCCTGGTAGTTATGGCAAGACGAAATATATACCAACAAATTCGAAAAAGTGGTATTATAGAATTGATGGTGAATATGTTCCAAACATAAATTATTCTTCCGTTAAAAATACTTTTGGACAGACGTTAAGAAGTACAAATAGTTATCAAGATATGAAAACATTACAGTTGAATTGTAATGTTGAAAATGTTAAAAAGAAGTTTCCTGAAGAAAAAGACAATAAACGTCTTTACTCTTTGGCCGAAATTGCTTATGCCTTGAAACATAACTATGAGAATGAAAATTCGAGTGAAACAGCAGACCAAGTAAGAATTAAAAGAAATTCTGGTAGTCTTAATGAAGATAGAATAAAAGAATTGGTCGAAATGTTTGATACGAGAGATAGTTCTCCATATAAGGTAATTGAAGTACATGGTATTGGTTTTTCCAACTCGCATGGTACTAATTCAAAAAGAGATACAAATACTCAACGTAATCAATTTTTGGCCGAACAAAGATGTAAGACCGCAATAAGATGGTTTATTACAAATTATGGTCATGGCAGTACAACAATAAACACAGGTAGTGAACTTTCAGAATATAGTGTAAAAGTAAGCAAGGAAGATTTACAAAATGAAAGTGGTGATACTGCTAAAATGTATCGTTCGGCAAAAATGAAGATAAAAATCAAGAAAAGTGCCGTTCTCAAACCAAAAGAAATGAATCAAGAGTCTGAAACATCTCAAGAACAGCAAGAAACACAACCATATAAGAGATTTGATGACTTTAAGGAAGTTGAAAAAACCGAAGATGGTATACAACTCTATGAGGCGGTAAATCAAAATGACATACAAAAAAAAGGTATAAAATGGTATTATGATGAAAAAACACAAGAAATGAAAGTATGGAATCCAGAAATTGTTACTTTGGGCAGATGGACGAGTGAAGATAAAAAAAATATGCCTCTTGATAATGAAAAGGATGAAAATGGAGAAAGAATAAATGCTAATAAAAATAGCCTTAGATATGACCAAGAGTATCATTTCTTCAAGAAATTACACGCAGACCATCCAGATGTGTTTGATTCTCTTGTCACAAAGTTACAATATTTTGACCCTGCTTTTCATAGCATGACACCTGAAGGATTTATGGGCAGATTGAATTTCTTACAACAGTGTACAAGACAAGGTAATACTATTGGCGCATCTGATAAAAATGGCCATTCAGCAAATAATCTTGCATTTGGAAGACCGCCATTCTGTATATTAAGGTTAGGTGATTTTTATTATCAAAAAATTGTGATAAGAAATATAAATATCACATATGACCCGCTTGTTCTTGATTTGAACAATGAGGGTATTGGCGTTGTTCCATTGATAGCAAATGTTACTATTTCATTCAATTTTATTGGTGGTGGAGATTTGAGTGGACCTGTAAGAAGATTGCAGAATGCAATGAGTTTCAATTATTATGCAAATGGCAGATTGTATGATAATCGTGCTGACAGAATTAAACGAGAAAACACCAATTGGGAAACAATGGGTGCGATGGGTCATGATAAGATTGAATTTGATAAATCTTATTTCCATGATGTTAAAATGGCAAAATAACTGAATGTAGTTTTTTAAAATATGGCAAATTATTACGATAGATATAAGAGTTTCAGATTAGATGGTAATTTTATGAAAATACCATTTATAGATATAAAAAAAGAAAGTACAGACTTATATATAGAATTTGATAAGTCAAAAATGCGTTTGGATACATTGTCATATAAGTATTATGGTGATGCAAACTATGGTTGGTTAATAATGATGGCCAATCCACATTTGGGAAGTATGGAATTTGAAATTCCTGACAAGGTTTTAATGAGAATACCATATCCAATAACAACGGCATTAACGAGATATGAGAACAAAGTTAACGAATTGGTTTCATCTTAACATTTTTTAACTTTAATTATTTGGTTATTTCAAAAATTTGTTTTACTTTTGTGAACTAAAACAAGGTAAAACATTTTTTTTTATGAAAAGGATTATATTATTTATTATTTTATTTTTTAGTGCATTAACTATTAATGCACAAGTCATGAATAACAATGGTGAAAAAGTTATTCGTAAGATAGAGGTATATGCTGAGACTTCATTAAAACCATATGCGGTGATGGCTTTTAATTATAATAATGATTTGGAGTTAGAGGAAATTGTTGTTAATATTCCTTTAACTTGTAAATTTCGTTTAAAAAGGCAAGGTAATGCAATTAGTAGAAGTGATTATGATGCAAATGGAGTCATCAATAACAAAGTGAGATATCAATATAGTTTAAAGGAAGGTTTGGTCAATGACTGCCAAATTGATAATATTGGTGTGGATAACAGTGTGTTGAGATTTGATTATAAATATTGTTATGACAATGAGGGTAGATTAAAGACAATCAATAAATTTGAATATTTCAGAGAAGAAAACAATTCCTTTAAAGAATTATCTGATAGATATAAAGAGATATTTGAATGGGATGAAAAATATAATGTATATACAACAGGAGAAAATGGTTGGAATTGGAAGTTAAATCAAGAATACGACTATGATATTCAATATAAAACGAGAGAATATTATCCCGATTTACATAATGAGACAAATATTGATTTGTCAAAATTATGTTTAAATACAACTGATTATAATAGGATTGAAACAGTAACAGAATGGTTTGGTAAACATTCAAAACATTATATAGAAAATAATAACAACTATCATTTTGAAATTATATATGGAAATAGTAATGTCAGCGAGATAGTTGTTTATAGTCCACATAAATATGTGGAGAAAAAATACAAAATTTACTATTGGGAAGAGTAACTTAGTATTTGAAATCCAAAAAAGAACTAATTATGTTTATATGACATAATGTATATCTTAAAAAAGGGATGGCAGATACTAATGAAATAAAAAAACAACAACGAATAATTTATGTTGAACCAAATGATGTTTTTGACAAAGAAGCGGAAAATGCCCAACAAGGTTTGTCTTTAACACCAAAATATGAGGATTTCTGTATATCATTTAATTTAATTATTGAAGCATTCACAAGATTTAAGACGGATGCTACTTCTAATGGTATTGGTGGCAATGGTAATACACAAAAATTTTCTATACAATGGGGTTTAACCAAAGAAGACATGGTTAAAAGAAGAACTTCTGTTTTGCAAGGAAACAGGGGTAATAATGTTTTAGTGAATGAAGACGGAAGTTATGGTTATTCTGATTCTAACTATAATTACCTTACCACTTATTATACGGATTTAACATTTGATTCATATAAAGATAAAACACAAATAGAAGGATTAGGAGTTGAAAGTGTTCAAGTTTCCTATGAAAGTTGGTATACTCCTACTGTTACAATTAAATTTGTTGATTTACGTGGTTCTGCTATATTTGGCAGGGAAGAAGCCATACATATTGATGAGAAATTAACTGCTGAAAATATATTCGGTTGTTTCTTTACTATGCCGTATCCTTTATTTAGATTACAAGTTAAAGGTTTTTTGGGCAAACCTGTAACATATCAACTTACTTGTTCAAGTTTTAAGGGTGAGTTTAATTCACAGACAGGTAATTTTGAGGCTGTTGCAACATTTATTGGTTATTCTTGGAGTTTAATGACTGATATACCGTTTACTTATTTGATTGCAGCCCCTTATGCACCTTATATTGGTGCTGAATATTGGAACAGAAACAGAACATCAGCAAGATGGGGTTTATGGGACGATGGCAACACACTAAGACCACCAATGAGATTGTATGATTTATTTATGAATATTAAGGCTGCATTGGCTGGCGGTGATTACGGTAAGGCAACTGAGGAACAGAGTGCCGAATTAGATTCAATGTCAAATGAACGAAAGGAACTCAATATTTTAAGTGAGCATCTAAACCTTTTTATTAAATCCTTAAGAGAAAAAGTTGATGGAAAATGTCTTGTAACGTATGACGAGGAAGCACAAAACGAGCAATTATTACTTTTCAGTGACAGCAATTCTTTAGCATTGACCGAAGAAATAATTAAAAACTATGAGGATTTTTATAATGCTCTAACTGTATATACCACAAGTGGTTATGATAAGAGTAAGGAATTAAATACTAATATTGCGCCTAACAAATGGGATAAATGTCCTCAAAATATTACTTTTTTGGATAAATTTACTATTACAACAGACACTGAAGGAAATTCAATGTCTATACATGTTAATGATGTCAGTGAAGTTACAGTAGAAAGTTTACAAACAGTTGTATTTAATGAGGTTAATGGTCAAAATAAGTTAACAAATTCAATGGCCAATATTATTTTTGAAAATATTACTGGCGATTATAGAAATACAAATATTAAGAAATATGCTTATCTTTTAAATTGTAATAATATAACAAGACTTATTACTGATAGGCTAAAAGAGATTGAGAAACGTGAGGAACAAATTCTTATAGAGATTAATGAAAATATAAATTTGAACATTATTCAATTACTTAGTACAAAAAGTGGTGATGTAAGTCAGAATGACGGTTTTAAGCCATTTATCGGTAATGTTTTCAAATTAATTTTCTGTCACTTAGAAACATTTTGTCATATAATGTTTGATTCTGCCGATGAAATCTATGCACAAATGAAGTCAGGCTATAGAAAACCTGAAATGTTAGGTATTGATATGGGTGCAACTGACATTAAAAAAGGTGCTGTTAAAGATGTTACTCCTTGGCCTGCAATTTTCAATCATGGAATAGAGACATCAGAATGTGGTTATAAATCAGACCAAAGTGAGATATATGGATGGGTAGGTGATTTATCAACACATCGTTTTATTGAAGAAAAAGTTGTTTATTCTTTACAAGAAGGTATACAAAAAATAATGCCGGAAAATAATAACGATAATGATTCACAAAAATTTAACGGCTTTCCAATATTACCGTCAGATTTTTGCATGAATAATAATGTTTTTGGTGCAGCACCTTTAAATGATGTGTCTGAACTTAGTGGTCATTTAGCCACAAGAATAACCAATATATTAGGTGTTACTTGTGGTAATAATATTACAAGTGATTTGTCAAAGACGATTGGTAAATTAGATGCATATAATTTATATAGGAGACTTGGTTCTATTACTTCTTTGTCAACATTAATGAAAAACATAAGTGATAGGATTTTAGAGGGTATAATGTATTGTGAAAACAAGAAAGAGTATCAAGATTATGCAAAACAAAGTTTTCCTGGTAATGAAAATCTGAAACATTATGAATTTGAGACAAGAAAAATTAAATATAACAAAGAAGGAAGACAACCTTATTTTATTGATAATGGAAACAATGCCGTTTATGTTCATTTTTATGATAAAAACGGTCTGAATTATACACCATGTACTTTAAGGGATTTTATGTATTATGCCAACAGACCATCAAATGGCGATTTCACATATAGTGGTACTTCCATAGAAAATGCATATTTCACACCGAATACGAAAACCAATTCAGATGGACAATTGGAAAGTTATGATTGGCTTTATATAAGTGATTCTTCGAAAATAGATGAAATAAAACAAGCAAGGGAACAATATGTCAACAAATATATGTTTAATATTGTTACCGATGATTCTATTGTTAATTCAATTAAAAACAAATATTTGCAATTAAAGGGTGGTAATTTGAAACTTGGTGAATATGAGGTAAAAGATGATTTAACCGAATATATAAATAAGTTTATCAAAGTTGGAAACCAATATAAAAGCAAGTTTTTCAAAAATGTATTGTATATGTTGAGTGGAAACAGCGAAAAACTTGGACTTTTAAAACAAAACTTTTTACCGGACGATAACAATAACAGTAAAACACCTGATAAATTAAATTATTTTGATTGGTATGAGAATAAGAGTGGTAACGTTAAAAATAGAGTTAAGGTTAATGAAGACGGTGAATTATTATTAAATGACGAAAAGACAAATTTATCAGAACTTGTAATACAACAGTTTAAGGTTGAATATCTTGGCAATGAATGTAATATATTTGGTTGCCCTTTCTATTACATGCAAGGAGAAAAATTGTCTGGCGAAACTGACGAACAGTTTACATATAGAAGTAACAGAGTAAAAGCACTTTTGTTTTTACATACTTTCAAGTATGATTATATCGGAACAAACTTAAATGTTTTTGATAGGAATAAAAGAAACGGTTTAATTGAAGAAGTACCAAAGGGATACCTTTTATTCCTTGGAGCGATGTTGTGGAGAAAAAGATATTATAAGAATATTGGTAAAGACCCTATTATATTTTCACATGGTAATGAAAAGTATGCAAGTTGTAGTACTGATTACACATTGTTTACTTCTTTTGGAACATATGTCAAATTCTTTATATACAAACAAAATGCAAAATACAATTATGCAGTGAACAATTTATTTGATGGAATGAACAATATTGATTATAATATTGAAAACCAGTTGATTGCACTTTTTGAGAATTTTGCAAAGACAACTTTTAACTCAATATCTAAGAGATATGAATTAATTGATTTGGAAAATGGTAAAGAAAGTAGATATACTTTAAGTGGTTTAAAAAAGGATATAGGAATTGTACGTAATTTCTTTAAAAATGAGGGTAATGGTAAACAGATAACAGTAACTTCTCCACCGACATTACCTTGGAACGTTGAATCAAATCCGTCAAATTTTATTAATTGGCTTAATAGATACGGTTTTAAAGGATGGCTTGGAAGATATAGTTTGATAAGTGTTTATCCGTCCACAGATGCTAATGTACAAGGTCTTAGGCTGATGTTTAATGAAAAAGATGAACAATATCAGAATATTTTCAAGGATTTATATTTTAACTCTTATATTGTAACTGATAGTTGTTACAGAAGAATGGGTAAAAACACTGAAGCAGTCAATGAAAATGACAAAATAAAGGTTAACAAAACTTTATTAAAAGCATATCTTAGTGGTTTCAAAAGTGCCTGTGACATATTAATAGGAGAAGAGACTGTGAGTATTGGCGGAACTGAAGGAATTTCGGTGTCAAGGGGGACATTGAAAAATAGGGATGTTAGTTTGGCAATATATTATTATCTTAAAAATCTTTGGGATAAATGGTTGGTGATTGCTGACACAAAAAGTTTTGATGTCGATGAGTTTTTCATGAAGAATTTTGTCTTTATTGATTCTTTTTATAAAAATACATATCATTTGTTAGCTATAAATTGTCAGAAATTATTGGAGGCTTGGACACAATTGGCAGATAATGGTAGCCTTTTCCATTTCTTATCAAGAATTGTAACCGACCACGGATGTATTTTTATGCCAGTTCCGGATTATATTGGATTTAATGGACAGACACAACAACAAGATATTGAAACAATGGAAGACTTATTCAGACCAATGCCTTATAATTCAATTGAAGCACCTTCAAATAATAATAAATTTGTTGTTATATATACACATAGTCCTTCCCACATTAAGACAGAGGATAATGGTTACAAACCGGATTCATTTGATATATGGTCACATGATTTAAAAGAACCGACAGAAGATGCAAAAAATAGGTTTTCGACTACAAATGATTTGGATTTTGACAGAACATTGGATATTGCAACAAGAGAAGGTTACAATGTACCGTCATTTGGTGTATCGTTTGGAAGACAGAACAACCATATATTTAAAAATTTGAGGTTGACTATGGATAATCCTGTAATGACGGAGCAAGCAATTAAGGCAATGTCTAATATTGCTTTAAAAGGCTCTTCAAGTACACACTCAATACAGTTTATAGGACAAGATACATTTAATGTGTTTACGAACTATTCTTATTCTGTTGATGTTGAAATGATGGGTAATGCCCAGATATGTCCTCTTATGTATTTCCAATTGACGAATGTACCAATGTGGAGAGGTACATACATGATTTATAAGGTTATACATAATATGACACCGGGTAACATGACAACAACTGTTACTGCAATGAAATTGAACAAGTATGCACAACCATTTAATACAAGTTTCTTTGTTGTTCATGAATTACCACCAAGAAATAACAATGATAATAGTTTGGAAAGTGATTGTGAAAATGCAAATGATAATAGTGATACAGTATCAAGCAATGATACCGATAACGGTGTAACAACAAGTGGTGTAAGTGTTCAGAACTCTAATTCATATAGACACCTGTTACCTTCAACAAATGTTAAATCTGCTGATGGAAAGTTCAAAATTGGAGAAGCATTTGAAGTTATTTATGACAGAAGATATGCTCTTATTAACGGTAAGAAAATTCAAAATGAAGTAATCGGAAATATATATAATGTTTATAATGGAAAATGTACAAGAGGTCCTGAGATTGTTCTTCGTAAGGCATTTGGCATGGAAATGATAGGTAATAATTCAGACCGAGGAAATATTATTAATATAATGTCAAAACAAGGGTTTAAACTTAAATTTTATGGAAAATTGCATCATAAAGGAGGTTCAAGAGAAAATGGAGGTATTAACAAAAATAAAAGTTTGGTAAATGAAAACATACCGACAATTATTAATGGTGTTAAATTACAAGTCGGTGACGTTGCTTATACTGATGGCGGTGCAGGACACTGGGCAATATGGTCCGGAAAAGCATGGGTTTCTGATTGTTGGCAAGCAACGATGGCGGTTCATCCCAATGTGACTGAAAACTTTTGGGTTTGGAGTTATCAATATAAAGGTTTTCCAATAAATGTAACACCGAATGGAAACTCTAAAATGAATTGCAAATATTTTAATAATTATGCTTGGACAGAAAATAATTACTTTAATAGAAATTAGTTTATGAATTCTTGTTATAATAATATTTCTTCTTATACAGCCACAATTGATGTAAAACCTGCAAATATTAATTCTTTGCCCAAAAATTTGGAAACCGTTTTCAAACAAAAGGCACAAAAATATAATATTGATTGGAAATGGTTGGCAGCAATAGCGTGGGTTGAATCTAAATGGAGAACTAATGCAGTAAATGATGATGGTTATAGTGGTTTGTTTCAATGGCATAAAAACTGTAAAGAAATAAACAGTTTTTTAGACAAAAAAACAACAAATATATTTAATGTAGAAGACCAAACAGAAGCAACAGCAAAAAGATTTCGCAATAATGTAGCATCAGCAAATAAAAAGGGTCTTCATGGTGAAGATATATTTCTTTATGCCAGTATATGTCATAATGCAGGCGAAGGTGGCGCACAATTAATCTTAAATAACTCACAGCCCAAAACTGTCCGTCAGATGTCACAAACAATTTTAGTTTTGCCTTCTTCTAAAATCACTTGGAGTTGGATGAGAACTTCAGAAAAAAGAAAAGAGATATCCGAATATCCTTTTTTAGTAAAATCTGCCTATAAAAGTATTAGTGCAAAATATTCATAGTAGTTTTGATGTTTCATTCTTTTGAACTATATTTGTTAGCAAAAGTAAACAGACACATTAAATGAAAAAATTTATAGGTAATGTAATAGTAAGAAAATCAAACTTTAAGGTTGAGGATTGTTTTAAAAAATGTCTGTCTATGACAGAAATTAATACATCTTTACCTACATTGATAATCGGTTTGGAAAATGCAAAGACAAATATTGATAATTTTAACATATTGGTAAAAAGATATGAAAATGATTTGTTATGGTGGACATTCAATAAGACTGAGAGACGTGTTGACTATGAGAAAGACATAATAGATTTCCGTAATTTCTGCATTAGAAATGTAACGAAGAATTTTTGTTACCATAATATCAATCTAATTGAAACCAAATACAGCGATGCAAAGAAATATATTGAATTTATTAAGAGTATTGAAGAAAAATACTATTTTATAGATAAAGATAAATTTGTATATATATACTGTATAAATCATAATGAAAATATTAAACATATTTATGGATTTTCGTTGAATACTGCTTCTTTTTTTGGTATTAGAAAAGATAAAATAATAAAACTCATAGAAAACAATCCATTTAATAGAAAAATTAATAATTTTTATGCAATACCAAACAATATACGTAATTTGGTGAATGATGATATACCGTCTGAAATGATACTACTTGAATATTTTTAATATTTTAAACTATTTATATGATAGGAGAATAAGATATTATAAAATATTAGTTTATGGCTATAAAGTTTATGGGTAAAAATTTTCCAAGAAAGGTTGTAAGACAAATACCCAATAGAAAATTTTTTCATAAAATAGGAGAAACTGTAAAAGAAGAAAAACTTGAAGAAAATAAAGAACCTAAAACAGATAAAGAAATGGCTGATGAAAGAATTGAAAAGATTGAAAGTATAATCGGTACAAAAGCACCAAAACGTAAAGTAAAGGTGGAGAAAAAAGATAAGGGACTTATTGAACGTACTGAGAATAGTACAATTTTGTTGACAGAAGATAACAAAATGGTGCTTACAGACTGAAAATAATTGAGATTAAATATTTTTGACTTAAAAATGGACAAGAATTTTATAAAAGACAATAATCTCAATGAAGCAGTTAAGCGTTTTAAACAGATTGCTGAATATAAATCGCCAAGACAATCATTAAAACAACTTAATGAATTTACTTTTATCACTAATTCACAAGTTGATGAAGATGATAATGATGATAATATGCAGCAACAACAAAATGCTGATATGAATCAACAGCCACAAGGAATGTCACCAGAGCCTCAAAATCAAGATGGCAATATGAATGGTCAGATGGATGGAAATATGCAGCCACAAGCCTCAGAAATGCCTCAAAATGGAATGGAAATGTCACAGGATAATAATGCTATGGCACAAGATGGCGGAAATATGCAACAAGGTGATGAAGAAATGTCTATGGGCAATGATGATATGGGGTTTCCGGGCGTTGAAGAAGACGGTGTAGAGACAGAGGAAATGGAACCTGAGGATGAAGTTATCGATGTTGACGAATTAACGCAATCACAGGAAGCCACTGAATATAAGATAGACGGTGTTGATGACAGACTTTCACAAATTTTCGCTGTTGTACAGAAGTTCAGTGACCAATTAGATAGACAAGAAGCTGAAATTTCTTCGTTAAAAGATGAATTTACCAAGAGAAATCCAACACCTGAAGAAAAACTTAATATACGTTCACAAAGTTCATATCCTTATACTGAATTACCAAGGGATTATTGGACTGAGAAATCAAAAGAGAACCCAAATTATAACGTAATGTTTGATAATGAAGTGTCACCGTCTGATGAACAAGACAAATTTGAGATTAAAAAAGGTGATATAAGTGGTTTGGACATGAAGAATATATCTGATACGCTCAATATTGACCAAAAATTAAGCGATTATATTGGTTTTTAGTGTAATTTTTTGATATAAAAAGATATTTATTGTAGAGAGTTAACAAATGTTAAAATTCTCTACAATTTTTTTATGTAAAATTTGGTTTGATACCGGTTTTGTACTATATTTGTAATGTAAAGTTAGGAAAACATAATAATATATAAAATTTATAATGAAAATGGAAGATAATGTTAGATTTGCAGGAGTAAACACAGATGCAAAGGCATTGGAAGAACAAAATGAAAAATTAAAAAAGACCGTTAATGACGGACAGAATCCGAAAAAGAACAGTTTTGACCCAAAAAATTATTTGGACCTTAAATTAAAAGAACATGAAGCCACAAAGACAGTAAAAGTAAGATTTTTACCAATTTCTTCTACTGATGGCACAGTTTTTTATGAAATCATAACACATGCTTTGAAAGTTGATAAGGAAATCGCCAAAAGTGGTTTCAAGTCTTATGTATGTTTGAACTCAAAGAATGTTGAAACTGAGGAAGAGTGCCCAATTTGTAAGAAATCAAAAGAATTATTCGACAAGGCTGCTCAAGCACGTAAGGAAGGAAATGAAATGTTGTCGAAATCTTTGTTTAAAGAAGCATGTTCTTTAAAAAAGAAACGTACATTTATTACACGTGTAATTGACAGAGACCATGAGGACGAAGGAGTGAAGTTTTGGCGTTTTAATGAAAATTCAAAAGGTGAGGGAATTTATGACAAACTTATGAGTTTGTTTAAGACAAGAAAAGAAGAAGCCCTTGAAGATGGAGAAGAAGATTATAACATATTTGACCTTTATAATGGCAAGGATATCATTATAAATGTAAGTAAGTCAATGATTCCTGATGGTTTTGGCGGAATGAAAGAAACAATTGCCTATAATATTACAGATTCTGGTAATAGAAAACCATTATCAAAAGATATTGACAAAGCTAATGAATGGTTAAATGACGAAAAAACATGGAAAGATGTATATAGTCTTAAATCAGCAGAATATCTTGCACTTGTTGTAGATGGAAAAATTCCGGTTTATGACAAAGATTTGCACAAATATGTTGAAAAGGTTGAATATGACGCACAAGCGAAAAAACAAGAAGAAGAAGCAGCAACTGAGATTTTGAAAGAAAAGAATAATGTGAATAAAACAAGTGAAACATCTGTTGTTACACAAAATACAGTTGTTAATGAAACGGTAAATAATAATGTTGCCGAGGTTGAAGATGATTTACCTTTTTAACGGTTTATATGTAATGGAATATGTCTGAAATTTTAGTTTTTGACATATTCCAGATTTTTTGAATAAAATAAAAAACGTCAGAATTATTATAATGAGTAAGTTTTATTTTAGATTTTCACCTATGGAAGCTGGTAAGAGTGCCATGCTTTTAATTGAAGCATATAACTTTGAAAAACGTAATATAAACATACTATGTATGAAGCCATCCGTTGACAATAGGGAGAGTATTGATAAGATTTCTTCGAGAATAGGCATAGAGAAAGAATGTTTTGTAATATATCCAAATTATGATATTTATGCAATTGTCAAGAAGATAATTTCATTAAATGAATATAACAATAAATTACAATGGATTTTAGTTGATGAAAGCCAATTTTTAACAACCGAACAAGTAGAACAGTTTAGGGCAATAGTTGATGATTTTGATATTAATGTTATTTGTTATGGACTGAGGACAGATTTCCAAACACATTTGTTTGAAGGTTCAAAAAGATTACTTGAATTGGCTGATGATATTGATGAGTTAAAAATATCATGTTCTTGTGGTAGAAAAGCAATATTTAACGCAAGATTTAATGAAAACGGTGAACTTGTTGTAAATGGAGAACAAATTCTTATTGGCGGAGAAGATAAATATAAACCAATGTGTAGCAAATGCTATAGGGAAGAACTAAATAAGATGAAATAAAAAATTAATGTTAAATAGATATGGCAAAACAAGCGATAAAAAAAGGAAGTGTTATAAAGAAGAGTGGTTTAGCCGCTTTTAAGGAAAAAATCGGTTTAAATTCAACAAGTGGTGTGGTAAATACTACTATTAGTAATGCCAATAAGACACAATCTTGGATTCTAATGCCAAAAGCGTTTCAAGAAGCAACGAAATTACCTGGTATTCCTGAATGTACTGTTGTATCAGTGATTGGACACTCAAATGTGGGTAAAACAACCTTGTTGAATCATGCAATTGTTTCAGCGCAAAGACAAGGATTAATACCGGTAATAATTGATACTGAAAATTCATTTTCATTTCAATATGCAAGGAATATGGGTTTTAAGGCAGAACCTATTTACGGTGATGTTGAGGTTGAAGAGATAGATGTTGAAACAGGTGAAATAAAAACACATACAGAGAATCAATTAATACATTGGGATGGGGATTTTATCTATTATAATAATAGATTGTTATGTGAACGTTTTGGCGATATTAATTACATAAAAGGTATAAAGACAAAAGAAAAAAGAAAAATTGCCGTTGTTGAAGATGTTGCAGCGTGTATAAATGAATTGCTTGATGCACAAGATAGCGGTGAAATTGAACAAGGTTTTCTGTTTGTGTGGGATAGTATCGGTTCAATTGGAAGTTATAAAGAATATAACAGTGAGGCAGGAACTGGTAAGATTGGAAATCCAATGTGGACTGCCGCTGCAATTAGTGCTGCATTTAATTTAATTGTTAATGATAGGATACCAAGTTCTAGAAAAGTTTCATCTAAATATAATAATACATTTTTATATGTAAATAAGGTATGGATGGATGCGATGACAAATCCTGTTGGTCCTGCTATAATGCAAACAAAGGGTGGTAAATCAATGAAATATGCCACACGTCTTGAAATATTATTAGGTGGACAGTTAACAAGTGGTATTAAACGTCTTACTGCTTCTTCAAAGGGAGTGAATTATAGTTACGGTATTGAAACTAAAATTAAAGTGCTTAAAAATCACCTTGATGCGCCACACAATGTTTGTTATGAAGGAAACATGATTGCTTCTGATATGGGTTTCATTGCACCGGATGACCTTGATGTTTATAAGAAAGAACATATTGGAGATATTCTTAAAGAATTAAATAAACTTGCTGAAGGTAAATTTGAAATCAATGCTTCTGATGTAGAATTTAATGAAACAGAAGATGAAATTGTTGAATGATTTTTTGGTTTAATAAAAACTTTGTATTATATTTGCAAGCACAAACATAAAATTATAAATGAATAGTATGAAGAAAATTTTGATTTTTAGTCTATTGACATTTTTAGTAAGTGGAATGATTAGTTGTTCTTCTTGCAATAAAAATAAGGAGAAGGAAAACACTGAGGTTGTTACTGACTTAAATGTTGAAAATTGTATCTCTGCCGATAGAGAGAAAATGTTTTTGACGCATGGTAAGGATTATCGGTGGTTTGAAACGTGTATGAGATTGAAGAGTTATCTTGATGAAGATAATGATGGTACTTTGGAGGAACTTGTAAACATATTCCAAGTTATTATTGACAGTGAAAGCGGATATGATACAAAAGTTTATAAATTTCAACATTTTAGTGATGGAGTGATTGCTCAAGATTCAACTATTGGTTTTTGGGTAGAGGACTCCCCTCTTGAAACTGAGGCAATTAAAATTACTTACAAAGAGGCTTTTGATAAGTTAATGACAACTAATCTCCCAAAGCCACACTCACGTTATTGTACACTTCGTAAACAGATTGGTCCAAAACCATGTAATGCACAATATGTATTTGGAAATACCAAATCACAAATCTATGTAGATGCTGTTAATGGTAACGTTAGTGATAAAAATCCTGCATTTGAGGGTGGTGGTTTCAAAATGCCACTTGGAGAATGGCCTTAATTTGATTTTAGTATAACATATTGAAAAGTTCGCCAAGTAAGACCTAACTTACTAAGAACCTTGGATGACCTACCAGGAGAAAATAACGGGTGAAGTTTGACGGGTAATGCTGTGAACATTAGTCGGGGAGGCAAGGTGAACTTTTTTATTTTATTAAATAATATAAAAGTATATAGTTAAAAGAAAGGGAAATATGAAAGTAAAACTAATTAATGTTGCAGAGTATAATATTAAAGAAGACAAAGTAAGTGAAGTACCGTTTGAAACTTTTGTTAATCTTTGTGGTGGTGTTGGGACAGGTAAAACAGAAGATTTGCCAAAAGTACGTTTATTTAAGACGATGGGAGAGTTTATAAATCTTTCAACAACAGAAATGGAGGAAATAGACCAAAACGAGAGTATTAGACTACTTCAAAATGGTCAGTTTCTTGTGTTTCTTAAAGGATGGAATAAAAAAGAGGATATTACCACAACTGAGACAAATGCCACAACCAATACCGAAGAGAATTAAAGAGAATAAACCAGAGTTGTGTAAAAAAAGTTTTAATACACTTCTTATAGATGGTTCTAATATATTAGAATTATCCTCGCTTGGTGATAATACGGTATCAAGTGATGGTAAACCAATAGGTGGTGTTTTTCAGTTTTTTTTACAATTAAAACTTCTGCTTCAAAAAGGAAATTTTCGTTATGTTTATGTATTTTGGGATGGTAAAAACAGTGGTCAATTAAGATATAATCTTAATCGAGATTATAAAGCAAACCGTGACAAAGATTTTGAAGAAGAAGGTCTTTCTGATTATATGAAAGAAGTTAATAAGAGGATTGGTTATATGTATGACCGATTTATAAAAAAGGAAGACCCTGTTAAACTTCAAGAAAAACAAAAGCATAAAGAAATTTTTTATTGGCAAAGGGATATAATAATGCAAATGTTGGAAGAACTATTTGTCAGACAGTGCGTTTGTGATGAAACAGAAGCGGATGATTTTATAGGATACTATGTATCACATAAAAAACCAAATGAAAAGATAGTAATTGTTTCTAATGACAGAGATTTAACCCAACTTATTGCTGACGATGTTATTGTTTATGTACAATCATTGAAAGCGTTTGTTAATACAAAGAATCACACAGATATTATGGGTTACAATTATCAGAATGTTGTGCTTAAAAAGATGATATGTGGTGATAGTTCTGATAATATTAAAGGTATTAAAGGAGTAGGTGAGAAAACACTATTAACTAATTTTGATGAAATCAAAAAAAGAAAGGTTACTTTGGAAGAGGTAATAGAAAAAGCAAAATCTATCAATGAGGAAAGGGTAAAAAATAAGAAAAAACCATTAAAATGGGCTGACAATATTGTAAATAGAGTAACAGATGGTTGTCAAGGTGAAAAAATATATGAAATCAATGAAAAAATCATAGATTTAAAAAAACCTTTAATGTCAACGGAAGCAAAAGATTTGTTGGAAAGTATAATGTATGCACCGATTGACCCCACTGATAGAAATATGGAGAATTTATATAATATTATAATTGAATATAATATTGATAAATTGAAAGACCCAACGACTTTTGGTAATTTCTTTTTGGAATTTATGTACTTAATAGATAAAGAGAAGAAAAATTTAGCTGTTTAAATTTGGAAATTAAAGAAAAATGAAGTATATTTGCAAATACAAATGAGTTATGATTTAGTTTATGTTTAATTTTTAAAATTAGAATTAATGGAAGATAAAATTAAGAAAGAAAGTAAATTTGTTGACAATGTAGCATATAAGAGTAAATTCCAATTTCTTATATGGGTAAATGATAACGTAATTTGTCAACGTTATTTTAAAATTAATGGGTTTAATGAAGAATCTGTCTATACAGAAGAGTTTAGTAATTGTATGAATGGTATTGTGGAATCAATACAAAAGGATTTGGAAAGTAAGAGCCGTATTTTCATATGGTACACCAATACTAAAGAACCAATGAAGTTGCAAGGTTTTATACGTAATGATGAAGTTGAAAAATATGGACGTGAATTTTTGTCAATTCTAACCGATAGTAGTATAAGGGGTAAAATTGAAGCACCTGATGGTAAGATATACAATAAGGAATATATCAATTATAATGAAAATGTAACTAATGATTATGGTGAATTGGAAAGGCCGAATGATGGTGAATTTATTTTCAAGTTTTCATTCTTGATTGATGACAATACAGTTTTTGAGAAAATTTGGGATGGAAATGTTTATCCTAAATTTGTTAGAAATGGTGTAGATTTAACAAATAATTATGCACAATATGATAATAAAGACACGTCTTCATTAAGTTTCAGTGCTGCTATTATCCGTTATATGCAGAATGGCAAAACTAATCTTATCAGTGATTTTATACGTAGAATTTGTGAAACATTAAGTAATAGTTTTAGTGAAAAATATACTTACACAAAACAAATGGAATACAATAACAATGAAGTTATTGATGATGACAGACGTAAGGCAGCAATTGCATATTATGGGGTTATTAAACCAGTTGTAACTGGACATACTGATATTAAAGCTGAGAATAAGAAGTACAATTTTCTTTCTTCTATTGAAGACTACAAGCAATCATGGAAAAAGTCTGTAAGAAAAAAGACACAGGATTATTTTGATAATATTTATCCTTCAAACAGACAGATTGAGTATATTGAGAAGTACCTTTAAACTCAGTTAATGCCGTTTGAGTAAGTTCTTGAACGGCATATTTTATATCCAATAACATAAAAGTAAAAATACGATGTAAAGTAAAATATGAGTAGAACTAATAGTATAAAAACTGATATGGGCTATCTTGGCGAAAATTATCAGTATCTTCTTGTAAAATATTTTATAGAAAACCCAAAATTCTTCATTGGTTTAGTATCAATTATAGACCAAAATATGTTTACTGAGGAACATCTTAGAAGAATTGTCGGCATGATGAAGGATAGATATACAAAAAATGGTTTATGCCCAAATTATTATGATATTGAATTACTTATTCGAACAACTGTTACAGATAAGATAACGGTTGACTTAATGATTGAAAAATTGAATGTCTTAAAATCCAAACAATTTGATATTGACATTGATTTGCTGACTTCTAATGCTGAAAAGTTTTTTAAACAACAGAATCTTGCAAAGGCAATTAATAAATGCACTGAAATATTAAAAAGAGGCAATGCTGACAATTATTTCAACATGGAAGAGTTGATTAAAAAAGCATTGGATGTAAATATGACAACCAATTTAGGTTTTAGGTTGTTTGATACACTTGAAGACGATTTGAAAGAAGATTATAGATGTGCAATCCCAACAGGTGCTGATAAACTTGATGAGAGTTTATATGGTGGTCTTGGAAAGGGTGAACTTGGTATTATAGTGAGTCCTATGGGTGTTGGAAAAACATCTTGTACAACAGGTTTTTGTGCTAATGCGGCCACCACGAAAACAAGGGATAATAATGGCATGGGTTATAAGGTACTGCATTTTTTCTTTGAGGACACTGAAGTAGCAATTAGAAGAAAATACTATGGATATGTAACGAATATTGATGCATGCGATTTGTCTGACCCAATTAACAGACCAAGAGCATTGGAAATTTTGAAAGACAATAACAATGAGTTGAGAAATATGTTGGCTCAGAATGTTATTTGTCAGCGTTTAACGACAGGAGAATATTCTGCAAGCGATATTAAATACCTTATACAACAATATATCAGTAAAGGTTTTATTCCTGATTTAATTGTAGTTGATTATTTTGAATGTTTAAAATCTGAAAAAAATATTGATGGTAATACTGACACAGAATGGACACGTGAGGGTATTACTATGCGTAAATTGGAGAGTATTGCCAAAGAATTTAATGCGGCTTTATGGGTTCCGGTACAGAGTACAAAAGATGCTATTAATCAAGAATATGTTAGTATGTCACAAGCTGGTGGCTCTGTTAAAAAGACACAAATTGGACATGTGGTTTTACAGTTGGCACAAACGCAACAGCAGAAAGAAGACGGAAAACTTAGTGTCTATATCGGAAAATTACGTGCAGTAAAAATAGGTAGAACATCTTTCCCTAATATAAGATTTAATAATGGTACTTGTAAGTTTGATATGTCAGACTTGGATTCAATTGATAATGAGGCAATAAACACCTCTGATAATAAAAACGTTAATAGTTCTATCTATCAAAATGCAAGGGAAATCGCCAAAAAGACAAAATAAATGGTTATTAAATAGTATATTATAGTGGTTTTTTTACTAAAAATAAAATAAAAAAATTTTCCCCTTTATTTACAATAGTTTACAGATTTTTGGGTAAAAAAATGAAGTAATTTTGAAATTTGAGGACTACATATAATATACTAATAATAAAATAAAGTCAATATAAATATGAATGTAAGAAAAACAGATGGTTCTTTTCAGGAATTTGATTCTGAAAAAATAAAACATGGTATTTGTGAAGCTTTTGCCTCTGTTGGTGAAGTATGTAATAATGGCTTAATTGAAGCATTGATTAAAAATCTTTTTATTTATGAAAAGATTAGTTCACAAGAAATAAGAAGACAGGTTGAAGAATCTTTAATGTCAATTAATAAAAAAGTTGCAAAATCATATATTCAGAAATATGATGAACTTAGGAATAATGACAAAATATTAAAAAAAGACGATGATTTTGTAAAACAGTATATTAGTGCATCCAACGCTTCAAGCGGTTCAAAATATGATGCTAATGCCAATGTGGAAAATAAAAATATTGTTACATTAGGGCAGGAGTTGCATAAGGGTAAGAATATTCAGCAAAATAGATATATAATGCATAATAAAATTAAATCATTATATACTAAGAAATTAGCAGACCAATATATTAAAGACCTTGAAAGCCATGTTCTTTATAAACACGATGAAAGTGGTACTCCTGGTTATCCGTACTGTGTTGCAATAACAATGTATCCGTTTCTTGTGGATGGCTTACAAAAGTTAGGGGGACAAAGTGTTGCTCCAACTGATTTAAAATCATTCTGTGGTGAATTTATTAATCTTGTGTATTCGGTTTCTTCACAATTTATGGGTGCTGTTGCAACTCCGGAGTTCTTGATGTATATGGATTATTTTATTCGTAAAGATTATGGTGATGATTATTTAACAATATTAGACAAACAAGTAGAGTTAAACAGGAAAGGAAGAACATTGGAACAAGTTATAGAGAATTGTTTCCAACAAGTTGTACATTCAATGAATATGCCAGCTGGTAATCGTGGTTATCAGACCGTTTTTTGGAATGTTGGGTATTTTGATAAGAACTATTTCGATGGTGTTTTTGGTGATTTTAAATTTCCCGATGGTACAGCACCAAAGTGGGAAACTTTATCTTGGTTACAGAAGAAATTTATGAAATGGTTTAATAAAGAAAGAACAAAATATATTCTTACATTTCCAGTTGAAACAATGGCAATGCTTACTGATGGACATGACATTGTTGATAAAGAATATGCTGATTTTACAGCAGAAATGTGGGCAGAGGGACATTCATTTTTCTGTTATCTCAGTGATTCACCAGATTCATTGAGTAGTTGTTGTAGGCTAAGAAATTCATTAAAAGACGTAGAAGATGAAGAACATAATCACACAACTCATCAATTCTCAATGGGTACAGCCTCCGTTGCCACAGGCTCAAAGAGTGTTATGACAATTAACCTTAATAGAGTTATTCAGAATGCAACGAGAAAATTCCTTAAAGATAAAGAAAATTATGAACTTGAAGACGGTAAACAATATTTTGTCTCAAACATCGGGAAACATAAGACAGAACTATATGAATACATTTCAAACGCTATAACTGAAATCACTGAAAGGGTACATAAATATCAGAGGGCGTTTAATGAAATAATTAAGGATTTCTATAATGCGCACATGTTGGATGTTTATAGTGCTGGTTTTATTTCACTTAAAAAACAATATCTTACTGTTGGTGTTAATGGTTTGACGGATGCTGCCGAGTTCCTTGGAATTGAACCGAATTTGAATGATGAATATGAAGAATTTGTAAATCTTATCCTTGAAACAATTAATAAATCAAACAAGAAAGATAAAACAAGGGATTGTATGTACAATACAGAGTTTGTTCCGGGTGAAAATCTTTCAAACAAAAACTATAATTGGGACAAGAAGGACGGATATTATGTTTCACCAAAGCATATTATGTACAGCAGTTATTTCTTCAATCCTGAAGATGTAAATTTGTCACTTTTGGATAAGATGAAACTACACGGAAATAGATTTGTTAAGTATTTGGATGGTGGTCAAGCAGCTCACCTTAACATTAATGAACATTTATCATTTGAACAATATAGACAATTGTTAAAAGTTGCTTCTGAATATGGGTGTAGTTATTACACTTTTAATTGTAAGAATTCAGTATGTAATGACTGTGGTCATATCAGTAAAGATACTCTTGATACTTGTCCTAAGTGTGGAAGTCATAATATAGATTATCTGACACGTATAATTGGTTATCTTAAACGTGTTTCATCATTTGCAGAAGCACGTCAAACAGAAGAAAAAATGAGATATTATAATAATAATTAAAAACAAACATTATGAATTATAAAGTATTAAAGTTTGGTGCAGATTGGTGTGGACCTTGTAAGGTTTTAAATAAAAAATTGGAAGACTTTACTGATTGTGAAGTTGTTAAATATAATGTTGACGAGGTTGAAGACGATTTATTACAAAAATATCAAATAAGAAATATACCTGTTACAATATTAGTTGATAAAAATGAAAATGAAATACAAAGATGGATTGGTGTTTTCAACGTGGATGAAATAAGTGATAAAATTAGGGATATAAATGGTTAAATATTATAATGCAATGGTAGTCTTTGAGGAAATACCCGATGAGATTACCCTTGCAATTAACATAACAAATTGTCCGTGTCATTGTGTTGGTTGTCATTCCAAATTTCTATGGGAAGATGTTGGCACAGAACTGACATTTGAAGAGTTAGAACGATTGATAAAGGAAAATGACGGAATCACTTGTGTTTCTTTTATGGGCGGTGATGCAAATCCGAAAGAAATAAATGATTTGGCTACATATATTAGTGCCAAAAATATGTGTGGCTATAAGTCTTTAAAGATTGGTTGGTATAGCGGAAAGGATGAGTTATCAGAAGATATTGATATAAGTTTATTCAATTATATTAAACTTGGCCGTTATGACGAGAAATTAGGTGGTTTGAATAAAGAAACAACGAATCAGAAAATGTACGAAGTGTTTGTAAATGAAAATAAAGAGTTTGATTTAAGGGATATAACAAGTAAATTTTGGAAGTAAATAATATGAAAAATGTAGTATTAAAATACGGTTATTATGATGATTATGGGTTTTTTAGCCATGTTTATTATGTAGATTGTGATTACTGTTTTAATGAAAAAAATGTAAATGAAATTATAGAATTTGTAATGAATGAACCACTGAATGATGTGTTGATACATACAAATGATTTAAGTCATGAAATAATCGAAGTTGTAAAGGAAATATCAAAATTTAAAAAGGTTTGGCTGCAAACACAGACATTTCTATTCGAAGATTTTGCAGTAATGAAAGAAGAAACATTGAAAATTTTAGGTTTTGATAAAATAGATGTAATGATAGATGCTTTGGGTGATATAATTGATGTAAAAGAATCATTAAAGGAAGAAAAATTAGTAGAGTTTAATAAGAATGTACCATTTTAATGGTTTAATAAGAATGCACCACTAATAACAGTGGTGCATTTTTTGTTTTTGTTAAAATAAAAGTTTTTCTTTATATTTATTGGAAATGGTTTATATGTTAAAAACATGGCAAAAGAACAAAAATGTGGCATTAAATTTCCAATAAACGTATCTTCTGATGATAAGACATTGTTTGACTTGAATCATACAAGAGCTGAAGAAATTAAGTCTGAAATAATGCATTTAATTTTTACGCCAAGCGGACAAAGGCTTAGAAAACCTAATTTTGGTACGAGGTTAATACAATTTATTTTTAATCCGGACGATTCTGAAAGTTGGGGTGATATTGTTAGTGAAATTAAGGAAACTGTTAAAATGTGGATACCAAATTGTAATATTAAAAATGTTGAAGTTGCTGAATTTGAAGATGGTCTTACATTATATGCTAAAATTTCGTATACATTCACTGAATTAGACGGAAAAGCAAGAAATTATGAAATAATAACTAAATTATAATAAAATTTAAATGGCTGAAAATAAACTTTCCTACTTAAACAGGAATTTTGACGATTATAGACAAAGTATTATAGATATTACTAGACAGTATTATCCAGATGTTTTTGAAAATCTTAATGATGCGTCTGTTGGTGCTTGGTTAATTGATATTTTATCCGATATTGGTGATAATCTTAATTATCATATAGATAGAAACGTACAAGAAACATATTTAGATTCTTCAAAGGAATTTACTTCAATCCAAAATATTGCACGTACTAACGGTTTGCGTATTCCTTATAAAAAGGCCGCTTTGGTTGAAATTGAATTATCTTGTAGATTACCTTTGTATCAGCAGGGAAGCGAAGGTGATGGGGATATGATGGCGGATGAGACATATTGCCCATATGTTAAACGTGGAACATTATTTTCAAACGGAACAACAACATTTGAATTGGTACATAATGTTGATTTTAAAGAACAATTTAATGAAGATGGTTTATCAGACCGTCAAATTGTTCCAAATCGTGACAGTAATGGAACAATTATTTCTTATACATATAAGAAATTGGCGATTGCTTCAGCAAGCCAAACAAGAGTAATGAAAAAAATTGTTTCTTCTAATGAAATCACACCATTTATGGAAGTAATGATTAATGATTCTAATGTGTTGGGTGTTGATAGTATTATAGTAAAAGATGGAACTAACATAAATACAGACCCGCAATTTAATGAGTTTTTCATTGACGAAGAAACTTATAATGATAATAGTGGTAAACCAGTTGATAGATTTTTTGAAGTTGATAATTTAATCGACCAATATAGATTTGGGTATGTAATTGAAGATGGTGAGAATGGTAAATATAATCCTGAATGGTCAGAAGAGGAAGTTGCGGAGATTAAGGATGAACAAGGTGCTGTTATAGATACTGTGGTATTAAGAAAAATTGCAAAGGGCAAATGGAAACGTTTGAAAAATAAATTTATTACAGAATATACAGATGATTGGAAACTTAAAGTAATTTTCGGTGCAGGTATAAGAAATGAATATGGTGATATTCCACAAGATGCAAAAAAATTTACACAATATCAAATGTCAAGAATGTTAGCCAATGATTATATGGGTGTGTTACCAAAAAGCGAAAGCACTATGTATATTCTTTACAGAATTGGTGGAGGTGAAATTTCAAACATTGCGGCAGGTACGTTAACTAATATTATTAGTCTTAATATTGAAATAGAGGGTAATCCAGAAGATAGTCTTTGTTCCGAAAAAATAAGAGATGTGAGGAAAAGCATGACTGTCACTAATACAACACCTTCATATGGTGGAAAAAATGAGCCGACAACTGAGGAAATACGTTATATGATTAAATATAATGCATCTTCACAAAATAGATGTGTCACTTTGAAAGATTATATATCAAGAATAAGTAAAATTCCTGCAAAATTTGGATGTCCGTTCAGACATAATGCTATTGAAGAAAATAATAAAATCGTTATATATACATTAGGTCTTGATTATGAGGGACATTTGACAAATTTCTTATCAGAAACAGTCGCAAACAATATTAAAAATTATTTGTCACAATATAGAATGATAAATGATTTTGTTGAGATAAAATCAGGAAAAATAATCAATTTGGCGTTCAGACTTACCGTTTATCTTGATAAGTCATATGATAAGTCGGAGGTTACAAAAAGAATCATTGATTTAGTATATGACTATATGGATATTAGGAAACATTTAATGGGTGATGATATATTTGTTGGGGATTTGGAAAAAGAAATTTCAAAACTTGATGGTGTCATTAACCTTGTGAAAATGAGAATGTTTAATAAGGTTGGTGAAGGATATTCAACAGATAGGAGCACTCAACAGTTAGTTAATGTTTCAGATTGTGATTTTGAAGAACTTGATGCATATGATAGACAAATAGAAAATCAAAATGAGATTAATTTGGAAAAAAGCGATTATATGCTGTTTAGTGAAGCAGATAGTATGTTTGAAATAAAGTATAAAAATCGTGACATTGAAGTTATTGTCAAGACAAGGAATTAATTAGTTATGTAAATTATATGACAAAGGACAAGCGTTCATGTTTGTCCTTTTTTTATTAAATTTAATGCAAGAAAACCCATTAATCTTCAGTTAATGGGATGAATTGCATCAACCTTGACCCTCAATATACTTTCTAATAGTATCAGGATTTGCTTCACCAATAGAGCATACAAAATACCCATATCAAAATATTTTTTTTTTTTACAAAAATAGAAACTTTTTGTAAATTATTTGATATTTATTATTGAAAAGTGTTTAGTTTTTAACTATATTTTATATATGAAAGTGATTTTAAAGACATATAAGTACAGAATGTACCCAAATAAGGAGCAAGAACAAATGCTTGCAAGGTATTTTGGGTCTGTTCGTTTTGTCTATAATCACTTCCTTGCTGAAAGAAAACAACAATACACAGAGAATGGAAAAAGCGATAATTACTATGCACAAGCAAGTACACTTACCAAATTAAAGAAACAAGAGGAATACTTGTGGTTAAAGGAAATCAATTCACAGACACTTCAATTCGCACTTAGAAATCTTGAGACTGCATATACAAACTTCTTTAGGGGTAATGCAAGATTCCCAAGATTTAAGGCAAAGAAGAACGGTGGTAGTTTTCATATACCACAACATTGTTTTATTGAAAATGGTAGGATATATATTCCAAAATTTAAAGGTGGTATAAAGATAGTAGAACACAGACCATTCAAAGGTGGTGATGTTAGAAATATGACAATCTCTGTCACACCAAGCGGTAAATATTATGTTTCAATTTTAACCCAAATTTCATATGAACCATTGCAGAAAACCAATGCAAAGGTTGGTATTGACTTAGGGTTGAAAGACCTGGTAATTACAAGTGATGGCAAGAGGTATTCAAGTAACAAATTCATCAAACATTACTCAAAGGAACTTGCAAAAGCGCAAAAGCACTTATCAAGGAAGCAGAAAGGTAGTAATAGTTGTGACAAGCAACGAATAAAGGTTGCAAGAATACAAGAGAAAATTCATAACTGTAGGTTTGACAAACTACATAAAATTAGTACTGACTTAATCAGAAACTATGATGTAATCTGTTGTGAGGATTTAAACGTCAAAGGTATGCAAAGAAACCACAGACTTGCACAGAGTATATCAGATGCGAGTTGGGGAGCATTCCTTTCAATGCTTACATATAAAGCGGTTATGAATGACAAACAAGTAGTGAAGATAGACAGATACTATCCATCTTCAAAAACTTGCCATTGTTGTAATTATATAAAAGAAGACTTACAACTGAAGGATAGACAATGGGTTTGCCCTAATTGCGGAGAAGTTCTTGACAGAGACTTTAATGCTGCAATGAATATCCTTTCAGAAGGATTAAGAAATATATCGGCAGGAACTGTCGATTACACTGATGGAGCAGATGTAAGACCCTTTCAAGGGCAATCAACAATGAAGTCAGAAGCCCACAAGTCTTCAGCTTGTGGGTAGTTCACATATGTATTGTAAGATATTAAAAAAGTCATAAAATATGGGATGCAATTGCAAAAATAAGGTAGATGCTATAAATCAAAAATATGGTGATGGTGGAAAATCAGAAAATACAAAGGTAAATCCACTGTTAAAAATCTTAGAAATTATAATGCAAATAGGTTTTGGAATTATCTGTGGAGCGATAATTATAGTTATGATAATTCCAATGTTAGTTTACATCATTTTCTGTATAATGTTTGGAAAGCAAGCAAATTTCAGAATAAAAGATGTTAACAAGTTTTTGAATAAGGAATAATTTTTTGCATTAATAATGGAAGATACAAATAGAGTATATAGAATTAGAACAACAGTTGGGGAAGATGCACCAAATGTGATACATGTTCCTCTTAAACAATCATATGATATGTTTGAAATACTTAGTCTTAAATTAGACCAAACAAATTCATATAAAACGTATGAAAGTGATTATGGTGTAATTGTAGGACGTGTTACGGCAAATGGTGGTTTTGGCGTACCGAATGCAAAAGTAAGTATATTCATTGAAGTATCTGATGATGACGCACTTAAAGATAGACTTCTATATAACTTTACTTCCACGTCTGATACTGATAATAATGGTGTTAGATATAATCTTTTACCTGACTATGTAGATGATGCATGTCACCAAGATGTTGGTACTTTTCCAAACAAAAGGCTTGTTCTTGATAATAATGACATAATTGAAATGTTCGACAAGTATTGGAAATATACTACTACAACAAACCATGCAGGTGACTATATGTTATTTGGTATTCCAACAGGTTCACAACAGTTGCACGTTGATGTTGATTTAAGTGATTGTGGTATATTATCACAACGCCCACGTGACATGATTGGCAAAGGTTATAATGCCAACATGTTTGAAAGTCCGAATAAGTTTAAATCTTCTACAAACCTTAATTCACTTGCGCAAATAATTTCGCAAGATAGGGGGTTATATGTTTACCCATATTGGGGAGATGTAAGTGACGGTGATGATAAATTCTCAATTACAAGATGTGATATTAACCTTGAATATAAATTTGAGAGTTATGCTGTCTTTATGGGTAGTATAGTAACCGATAAAGGTTCAAATGCTATTGGTAAGAACTGTACAGGAACTGAGCAAAATGGTAAAATGTCAGACCTTATTGCGGGTGAGGGTACTATTGAAATGATTAGGAAAACTATTGACGGTAAAGTTGAGGAATTTCCAATCATGGGTAACAGACTTATTGACGGTGACGGTGTTTGGTGTTACCAAATTCCTATGAATCTTGATTATGTTACAACTGATGAATTTGGCAATTTAGTACCAACAGATAATCCAGATAAAGGTATTGCAACAAGAACAAGAGTTAGGTTTAGGATATCTTTGGACGAAAACCCAAATGATGCAACAGCAAGAAAAAGAGCAAGATATCTTGTACCTAATAATCCAAGACTTGGTGAGGGTGAATTTGATGAAACACTTGAAGCAGACTATGAATTTGGCTCTGCAACAAGGGAAGAATCATATTGTGACATGTTTTGGAATAAAGTTTATACAGTTAAGAACTATATTCCAAAATTGCAGAAAAACAGCAAGGAAACTAATAGGAAACACACAGGTATTAAGTTAATTAATCATTATGGTGATAATAACCCAATGCCATATAATGCACTTACCATTAAGTTGAGTTTTACTTATCGTATTATTTGTGTAATAACAAAGGTAATTATTAATTTAATTGAGTTTGTAAATCAACTTCTTAGTATTGTTAGTGCAATATTATGTTTGGTAATTAAGATACTTGAATTTCCTGCTGAGATTTTTGAGAAACATATGTGTTTCAAGATACCGGTGATTAATAAAAGAATATGTCCGTTTAAACCACTTGGAAAACTGTGGAGAAAAATGGTTTCGCCAATCACAGGTCTCATAAGGAAAATTATGCCAAATTGCATCGGTTTGTCTTCTGAATTTTGTGATGATGGTATTAATCAAGTTACATATTATCCTGGTTGTGGTTATTTCTTATTTAGTTTATTTAAGTTCTCTTCAATTGGTTTGGATTGTATTTGGGAAGAAACAAAGAAAAATCACACCAAAAATCAATTGAAAATATGTGAAAATGAGAAAAAATCACCAGAAGATTGTGAGATGAGTCTTACAGAACCATCTAATGCAACTGCAATGCTTTATAACTGTATTGAAAATCAGTTGGCACAACAAAATGATGCCACTTCATTTAATTTTTATAATGATTGGGTGAATGGTGTGCTCTATGCGCCTCTTTGGTATAGAAAAATAACACCGAAGAAAAGATACTTTTTCGGACTTTTTAAGAAAAAAGCAAAAGATGATTGGTGTTCTTCACAAAGAGAATATCCAGGAATGAGAATTTTACAACATTGTGTTGTTGAAAGGAAACCAGACGGTACATATACAAATTTTGATGGAACAGATGTTGACTATATGAGGATTCAAGGTTATGACTGTAAGGGTAAATGTCATAAACAATATACTGAAGTAAAGGGAATGAATGGAGTAATTCATTCACAACAAACAATGTTAGGACAAACTGTATATTATTATAAGGCAGTTGAATATGATGCTTCATTACCCAAAAACCGTTATGTTTCTTCACAAAAAAATGGTGATATAAAATTTATGTTTGCTACTGATATTGTATTATTGGGTAGTTTAAATGAATGTGATACTCAAGGTATTCCACAATTTTTTAAATCACTTGAAAGTACAACATATAATATGCCAACAGACATTCTTTTTACTGATTATGATTTTATTTTGACAGTAAATGATACTACTGGTGAAAGTGAAAGAATGGAATATACTATAACAGACCTTGTTAAAACTTCTGAAATGGCCGGTTGTGATTGGGGTAATCCTAATGAGTTTGATAAATATGATGGTGGTTTATTTTACAGTATTGGATGTTCAAGTGCAGGTATTAAACTTGATACTAAAAGTTGTGTAAATTTATCAAGAGTTTGTGAATATGGTGTTTCATTGGATGAAACAAAAGAAGTTGCTGACTTAGATAATCTGGAAGAAGCAAGTGACGAACAGATAGATGTTGATTCTAAATATTTCCAAAGACTTATTACTGATGGATTTATATCTTGGGATGAACTTTATAATTTAGATGAAAGGAGTATGTTTGCTACTTTAAACGGAAATAAACTTCATACTAAATTAAATAATAAGAATGGCTTATATGAGTATGATTTCCGTTACTTATATCCGGAGAATTTTGATGGTTCGTTAAAAGAAATAATGGAGCAAAGAACCAAAAGATATAGTGAGGATATAAATTACAAAAATAACTATAAATTAGAGGAAAAAAGTAGAGATTATTATATTTTTAGAATGGGTAACGCACCTTATTATTATGATAAGGCTTGTTCTTTCCCACGTTATGAAAATTCATTCTATTTCTATTTTGGTTTGAAAGCCGGAAAAACAGCAATTGAAAAATTTAATTCAAAATATTTTGCGGAATGTATTAACGAAAATGTTGAAAATCAAATTGGTATCAAATTTAAGGCAAATAGTTGGTGTTCAATGATTGGTAACAATCAAAATGACGGTTATCTTGCTTTGGATTTTACATCAGTGGCAACACCTTATTCTTTATTAATCAATGGTGTTTCAAACGGTGAATATTCAATTGAAATAAATGATATAACGGAAGAAAAAATCATTTTTATAAATGATGTTAGTAAAAAACCTTCTTCATTGTCAGAATATGTCCAATTAAAGGGTGAATATGATACCGAGAGTGACATGTGGAGTTATAAATCAGATGGAATTACAATACCCATGATGGATAATGGCGGTTATCAAGCAGTTCTAACTGATAATGAGGGAAATATAACAGAGTTTACTTTTAATATATTAGGTACTTATTTGTCATATAAGTTGAATACAAACAACTTTGAGCAGCCAAATAATGTACTGATGGAAATGTTTGATAATGATTATAATAAAATTGCAAGTGATAAAGAAGATTCTCACGCTGAAGATGATGAGTATAAAAGTTATAACAGAGAAATCGGTGGTGTTGTAACAATTTATGACATTTTCATGAATGGTGAGAAGTTGGATAGTTATAAACTTACGTTGGAAGCAAAATACGGCACTCCATTATCTAATAGTAATTATACTGGTGTTGATTTAATTTATAATAATGGTTCTATAACATATATTAAAGGCCAACCAACGTTAATGATACCGGATGTGCAAAGTAGTATGGAACATTATGCATTTGGTTTACCAAAGGGTCGTGCAGAATATACAGTAACAATTACTGAATTATGTAATGGTATAGAAAGTGGTAACAGTATAAGTAAGGATTTTTTTGTTGATGAACCAATTCCATATAAAATGTATATTAATGATATTGATTATGATGTTATTAAACATTTTGATAATTATACTGGATGGAATTTAAGTGGCTCAATTTCTTCTCATGGTGCTTCAGAAGGTACATTAAATATGTCTAATCCTTGGTTTAAAACGGATAATATATATTATAATGAATATTTGATTACAAATATTGAAAATGATTTAATAAATGAATTTATAGTTGAAAAAGATGACAATACTTTTCAAATATATGCTGTTTTAGAAAATGGAAATCAATATCAAGTTGATAGTCCTATAAGATTAAAAGAAGAATTTTGTACTAATAATAAAGGTCAAAATGATGTATATTATAACTGGGTTGATGACTATATTGTAAACGATGAAAATATAAATTGGAGTGATTCTAATGACGTATATGAAAAAATAGACCAATTTATTACCGATGTTAACCGTGTTTTCAATTTACGTAAGGAATTACGTGAAATGATGAAAGATACTTTCTTTTTAAACTGTGAAGATGATAGCAAAACAATACTTGTAAGAGGTAAAACTGATAAATTACCTTGTACGCAGACAATTGTTTATCATCCTGAAAAGGCCGTTGAATATGAGAACTATAATGTATTGGATGGAAATTCTCTCATAGATGAAGATATTAATGAAATAACTGATATTCGTATACCAACAATTTCATATAGAAGTAGTGAGAAGTATGGTGATGGCAGTGATAATGACGAACCATGTCTTGTAACTGTTGAAAATAGCAAAAAGAAACCATATTCATGTGGTATAATGAATAATAGCGGAATTAGTATTCCTAAAAAAGATAATGGTCAGCCTTTTGACTTTGTAGAACGTGACAATGCAAAATATATTAATCATTCTTCTACACAACATAATGATTTATTCAGTTTCCCAATTATTGATAAAATTTTGACAACTGATTATATTGCTTGGTCAGCATTTGTTAAAATGCCACAATACGGTTATGATAATAGCGGTAATTCGAGGGTAAACATCATTAGTATGAATGGTCTTTTATCTGGTGTTGTATTTAATGGTAATGTTGTTAACAATAGGTTTGATACACAAACGTTAAATGATATTGAATTATTATTGAGTAATAACATATGTGATGAAACAACAACATATATTGAAAAACGTGTCATTTTGGGTTATAACTATGAAGAAGTTGGAAGATGGGTGATTTCGTTTTTACGGAATATTAGTAATAATATAACAAGTGATACAATAAGTGCTTTAAATAGAATTTTGCCAATTTCAATAACAGAAGAAAATATTGGAAATATATTCAATTCATTTACGGTTGATGGTGAAAATATCAAATATCAGAATACAAGTATTAGTATCCAAACGCTTATTAGTAATATTTTAAGTTTTACAAATTATATTACACTTAATGATAATAGTTTAGCAAACTATAGACAGCAATATGCGTTTGTTTTACCAATGGAAACAAGTTTAATGTTGCAAGATGAACGACAATGTGGGACACAGGTAGAAATTGATGGTACAATGGCTGTTAAGTTGGCCGACACATCAGTTAATGATTGTCGTACTGGCGGTCAAAAAATACTTGAAGTAGATACTGATGTGGACACATATTATTCTATTTTTAAAACAGATATAAATGGAACCGGTTATCCATTGAACCTTTGTGAAAACAGTGGTATATTATGGCAAATACCAAATCAAATATATGGCATATACAGTCAACCACAATCACAAAACCTTTTCTCTTATCAAATGAAAACCAAATATTTCAGAGGGGAAGGAAATTTAATAGATACCAATTTCAAATCACAAGTTGCAATTGAAACTGAGGGCGAAGAAGAACAATTCGAAGATACAAAAGGATATGGTACAACAGGCAAATTTGTACCAGAAAATAATTTTTCATACCCAATTTTCATCGTTGGTGAAAATGAATATAATGTAAGAGCATTAAGTCCGGTTTATGATTATTCTAATGTGCTTGCCTTGGTTAAATTTGGTATTTTGGAACGCAAGGAAAGCGTACAAACAGGCGGTGATACCGAGGGAGCAGAAGCAACAACAGAAATACAGACAATAAAAGATTATAAGTTTGGCGTTGCAATCAAAAAGTCTGATGATGATTATCAGCAACAATTTTATCTTGATAACTATGAATATACTTTGTCAGCAATTTGTAATGTTGACAGTATTAATAGGATTGAAGTATCTCAAGGTACGTTATTTGCTCCTGGACAATTCTTGTTTACAACAATAACGGAAGCATTGTATAAAACATTGAAATCAAAAATGAATCCGTTTGGCTTGTTGCAACTTATTCCAAACACTACGGTTACTGCATTTGACTATACAAATTTGAAACATATTTGTGGAATCAACATGGAAGATTTTGAAGAAACAAAATGGTATACTGTTTCATGGTATGCAAATATTCCTGACAATTTACCGGCAAATGAAGCAAATGGTGGTATTTTGTATAAACAAAATTATTTTGATTACATCGAGTTTAATTATGAGGAAGGCGATGAAGTAGAACCAATGAATTGTGAACCGGGAAGAACACTTGGTTTTGCATTTTTGGGTTGGTCAGAAAATGAACCAAATAAAAATGCTATTGTAACACCGATTACTACGGCAACCGAGAGTAAAATATATTTTGCTAATTGGGACATACCGTTACCGAAGATTATTGTTCGTTTCCTTGATAGTGACGGTACAACAGTGCTTGAAACACAACAAATAGAAGAAGGTGGAGTAACAAATGGTCCAACTGATACATCACTTTCAGAGTATAGTTGGTATCTCAGTAGTGACGCAACTCAATCAGAAGTTGAGTTCCCACAAACAATTACACAACCAACGGATTATATTAAGGTTAAAGAATTTACAGTTAATTGGTATGATACTGACGATACACTTGAGCCACCTAAGTTCACTGTACATTTCCGTCTTACGGAAAATGACACACAAGATATGGACACACAAGAAATAACGGCAGGTGAAAAAGTTTCATTGCGTGGTGAATGTGTAAATTATACTTGGTATGTGATGGGTGATACTGAGAAGAAACAAGTCCAATTCCCATATACCGTTAATAGTGATATTACATTTATTGCACACAAGAAGTATAAGGTGAAATGGGTTGATAATGGTGAACAAATACCACCTTCAGGACAAGAAGAGGACGTTTATGTTTTCGAAAGTATTAGCCCAACTCAGACAACAATAGCATATGATGTTTCACATACTAATTTTGTAATTAAAACAACATTGAATGGCTATTTGCATAATTTCACGGCAACCGTTACACAAGGAGAAGATTGGCTAAGTGTCGAGAACGTTGGAAGTGCTGATGCACAAAATGGTACATTGACCCTTAAAGTAATGTCCTATGCTAATACAAACCATGAAAATAGAACAGGTATTTTAACATTGGTACAAGATGATAGTAATAATACAATTACTTTGCAAATTACACAAGAGGGTTTGCCTCAAACAGATGGAATAATTAACGTAAGGGTAAAAAATTCCAGAACAAGTGGTGTACCAATAGATAGTGCTCAAATTACATTCAAAGTAAATGGTGCTGATATAATAGCCGGTGTTGGTGGTGGTATTACAAGTGGACATGACCGTGTTACAACAATTACAATCAATGAAGAACAAAAAGGACAGGATATCATAGCAGATAGTGTTTACATACAGCCACAAATGATAAATGCCAATTTTGTCCAAACACCAAATCCTTATAAATATAATGGAGTAGGACAAGACGGTGCTATTGAATTGTTCATTGAGATACTTGATGGTGAAAAACAAACAGAAAATCAATATTTTGAGCCAATTACGGAAAATACGACTGGTGCACCCTCTCTAATATTAAGACAATATGGATTGTCAACCGATAATAATTTTAGACTTGCAGCAAATTTTGATAAAGACAAATATACATTTAAAAAATGGCCATTTAGTACTGCCGGAATAGTTTATGCTGAATTTGAAAAAAATAATACAGGTGGCATAACGGTGAGCGGAAGCAGGTCTGACTATTCAATGCTTGATGATTATGGTATGTTTTTTATGAGGACAAGAGGATATGGTTCATGGCAAGGAGGTAGTACAAGTAATGCCTCATATGGAGGAACTTTTACAGTTTCAACAGTAAATGACACTTCATTACAGCGAAAAGTAGAATTTGATGGAAGAACTGATGAAAATAATGTTATATTATTACGTGGTGAAATAGTTAGTAAAGCATTAAGAGTTCCATCGAGTGGTTTCAGTGGTACTATACAATTATGGCAGTATCCATATACATTTGATACTGATGTCTTTTTTACAGACCCTAAAATGATTTATATAACTAAGAGTGGTGAACAAGAACTAACGGTAACAACCATTGATAATAATATTTTGCAAGTAGAAGGTATTAGTGGAAATATACAGAACATCAATGATAATTGTTTAGATTATGAATTTTCATATAATATTGAAAAAAATAATGTTAATGACTATAAATATCATATTATAGTATTAAGTAATAGCGCACTTAATACTACTGCTTTGAAATATGGGTTTGATGGAAGTAGGTCGGGGGTAATGTTACATTTCATACAAGAATATAGAGTTAAAAATAGGATATATTATGGAAATGGCTTTATTAATTCCAAAACATTTGATGACAATTATAATCTAACACAAACAGAGAAATATTATTATCATTCTTGGTTCGAGACATGTTCAAGTAAAATATTAACAGAAGACAGTTTTACTATTGATATACAAGCAACAACAGTTGCATATCCTAATTCTGATGTTTTCGAATATGAAATTAGTACCAGTAATGGTGACAACTTAGAAATTTTAGACAATAACTATGTATGGGGTGATGAAACATATACAATTGTTAAATTACCTTCAGGAAATAGGGCTATATTTACCAAGAAATAACATGTATACGGAAAAGAAATTTGCAAATAATTATGCATTAGCTGGCTCAAAAGCATTATTATATAATGTACATCATGATAAATTTTTCGATACAAACGGAAAAATAAAAGATGAATATGTTAATAATATTATTGATATTGGTTTTGAATGGAAACAATCAACAATACAAACTTGGACAAGGGTTTCTCTTAAAAAAACAACAAAAACCTATATTTCTTTAATAGACGAACTGAAAAATTATAATGATGAAATTGCAGAACAGTATATGTGCGAACGTTATAGTCCTAGTAAAATACGTGGTGTTTATCCAACAAGAGTATTGATAAAAAATCTTATGCAAGGGATGACATATAGTGTACGTAGTTATTATATAACTTCTGAACAAACAGAACCGGTGTATTATAATGAACAGACAATACAGTTATTTAATAGTGTTAGTACAATAGCATTTTCAGAACCAAACTTTACAACAAGTGCTAAAAACACAGATAATATTAGTGAAGAAGAACTTCAGTCTTTTACTGATACAGTTCTTCAATGTTGCAGCGAAGTGGTTGAGATTTATAAAATGTTTGCACCTGGTTATACAACACAAGTAAGTCTTACAATTGACTATGATAGTAACGGAAATTGGGCAGCAAGTGCTGGTAGTGGTCATGTTACATATAATTCAGCATATAGAAATGAGTCTTCAAATGGTGTCAGAAGTGTTTTAATACACGAAATGGCACATAATTTTATGTTAAAAGACAATAATGCTCCAAACCCCACATATAAAGATAAAATAATAAAATTTATGGAATTTGCAACAAATGCACCATATGCAATGTGGAAATGGCAAGCCTCACATAATTATCCTGTAATTAGTAGTGCAAGATATACTTATATGGATGATTGCCTTGTTGTTGCTGCTTGTCAATTAAGTCAAGAAATGCATAATAGTTAAAAATGATTAAAACATGGCAGAAGTAATACTTAAAGAAGAAGATGTTATTGATGGTGAAAAAGCACGTTGGCCGTATGCAAATGATTATGATGAACCTTCAAAAGATGGTTATTCCTTTGAGGGTTGGAAATATAATAATAGGATTTATCGTAAAACTGAATATCAAAACGAGCAAAACAATCCATTTGGTCCAATCAATAATGATAGTACAATTTCGGCAATGTGGGATAAAATGCAAATACATGCGGATACTAATCACACATTGATTTCCGGTGACGGTGATTCAAATACTGACATGACCAAACTTACAGGTTGGCTTACATCAGATGGTGGTAAATTTACCGGTGAAAATGTTTTTATTTATGATGAACCGCTTAATGAGGGCGAAAATAGAATAGTTTGGAGTACTGAAGGTAGTGGTATTGAAAATAACAAGTCTTTTGTTCTTAAAAAAGCATTACCAAATGATATAAATCAATCAAGATATTATAGGTTTAAAGCAAAAACATCACAATATGGTGGTATGGAGAGTGATGTTATTGAAATAGAACAGGTTGGTGTTGACCAAACAATTTTACCGGATTTTGATTTCCTTACATTTAGATATAATTGGTCTGATACTGACGGTCATGATTTAGATACTGGAACATTTGTTGTCGGAAGTAATATACCTATTGGCAGTGACGGTAAAACATTGCAAGATTATCCTGTTGGTTTTTCTTGTAAGGGGAGTAGTGGTATTGACCCTGACTATTCTACAAGCAGTAGTAATCCAGAACTTTTTAATGAAGTTAGTAAATATATTAAAGGTGGTGGGGATAATTTACAATCAGGAAATGAAACAGCACTTGTTAATTGGAAAGAAATATGTAATAGAGATTTAATTTCACAAGGAATAAACAAGATATATTGTGAATTATTTGCTAATTGGTACGGAGAAAGAAGAAATGGTAATTGCAACGTAACATTTTCAACATTCAGAACAAATAGTGGAAATGGCAGTATGCAATTGGATAGAGACGCAGAAGGTAAGACAACATTTACTTTTTCACCAACGGGTGATACACAACTTGTTACAGAATTAACAATTAGTGGCAATGTTTATGCTTCTTCTGCACAAAATTCAAGTAGTGTTAATAAATCTTTGACACAGCCTTATTATTCTCATGTTGCAACTCTTGTATATGATATAAGAAGCAAAACAGCAAAACTCATAAATACAATGGATAATAATCCGACAGGAAGAAATTTACGTTATCTTGCTTCTGTTAATAATATTACTCAAGAACTTGAAGGCAGTAGTGTTAGTTTCAGTTTTAAGTTTGAATATGAATATAATGATACAAGTGAAGAAACATTTACAATTGATAGAAATATACTCTATATAAATGGTGTTGCAAATGAGATATCATTAATGAATACTGACGAAGAAATTTCAAATTCAATGAAATACATTAAACAAGGTGATGAGGGTGGATGGGTAAACCTCGTTTCTGTTAATAGAAAGAGTGATGGAAGTATTAGTTCAATAACATTAAAAATAAATTCGGTAAATACAACAGGAAATTTAAGAGAGATGGATTTATCATTAGGAAAAACTATTAATGATGCATATTGTAGTTTACGTATAGAGATATATCAAAAGTCACAAACATAAAGAAAAAAAAAATAAAATTATATGGCAAATATAAAACTATTTACAGAGAAAATAAAAGGAACAGGTAAAAAGGCACGTTGGCCTTATGATACTTCTCTCAGTAGTTCAGAGTTGTATAACACTGTTATGACCAACCTTAAACAACAAAAAGTCGGGTATATTTTTGAAGGTTGGAGATATAATGGGCAAATATATGCTGAACCTTTTGATGATGAAAGTACGAATCCTTTTGGTCCGATTACTGAAAATACTGACATATATGCAGTATGGTCTAAAATAAATGTTTATTGTACAACTGATAAACCTGTTGTTGTGTATGAAGGTGATACTGTTAAAGTGTTTTATCATGCTGTTACAACAGAGATTGTTACTTCAAATGAAGTGAAATTATATGTTGACGAGGCAAATACAACAGTATCTTATACAAGAAGTCCAAATGAAACCGTTGAGGGCAATGAAAGAGTCTGTACATTTACTATTAACGAAAATACAAGTCAAGACGGTAAAAACCTTGTTGTATATGCTGAGTATAAAGGCGTTAGGTCAGAAAACTTGATTATTTATCAAAATAACCCATATGAGTATGTAATTCCAGATTCCGATTATTTTGTATTTAATTATGAATGGAATTTTGATGATAAAGGAACTTCTACAACTACTGATGATGTTGGTGATGGAATAGACCTTGATTCATTAACAGTTATATATGTAGAAGATGCACAAGGAAATGTGGTTAACAAATCATTTACAGCTATTCCGGTTGGATATAGAAGCGGATATGCAAATAAGTCTTATAGTCATTATCAAGTTGCTTCACAAAATGGTTTACTTTGTATGAAACATGGTGGTGATAATAGACAAAGTGGTGCAGAAGGTGCTATTATATGTTTAACAAACATTGCCAATTCTGGTGAAGTAAATAATTTGGAAACAATAAAAATTAAAATTTATGCAAACTGGTATGGTAGAAGAATGGATGGTAATATGACTATAAATTGTAAAGGATATAAATCAAAAGAAGGAAGTAGTGGAAGATATGAAGATGATATTATAGAAGTTAGTCATGGTAATTGGAAAACATTTGAGGTTAATGAGAATAATTGTGAAGTATCATGGGAAGGATTTTCAGAAACAATGAACATTAAGGCTCATGGTTCAGATAATGCACGTTTTGAAAATGAATTTATTGAGCATATAGGCACTATATATAGCAATGTTTGTACAGTGTCATTCAATATTGGTACTGGACGTAAAAGTTATTTGAATAGAACTGAAGATAATGGTATTAATCGTGATACAAAACCGGTCTATTTTAAAAATGACCGTGATAATGGAACACAATTTACTTTATCAACACAAAGGCAAGCATTTGATTTAAATAACATTTATTTTGATTACTGGGGTGAAAATGGGTATATGTTTACTAATGATAAAGACTACATATATTTAGAATACTACTACATTTATGTAAAAAAAGATGACCCAACACAATTTATTCATTCAGAGGATTATAATGCATTGACAAACGAAGAAAAAAATAATTATACAAAAAAACAACCAATAACAATTAAGAAAGAAGATTTAAATAAAATTTTTACTCTTGATGAAACTGCATTCCTTGAAAATTTAACTTTTACACAAGGTTCAGATAAAAAATTAAATATTAGTTTTACATTAACTGATAGTAATGGTAAAAAACAAGATGTTGATTTCTTTTTTATTAAATTTTTTGATGATGGAATTCGTCCGGCCGTAGAAGAACGAGTTGTTATTTTACAACAAGATAATTAATATTAAATAAAAACAATATTCTTACAAAATGCAAGAGGAATATATAAGATTAACAAGTACTGATTCAGTAAATTCAGTTAATAAGGAAGCCTTTGTTAATGTTGAGTTACAGCAACATACAAAGGTGTTCCCATTTCCGTCAATTAGTGAAACGATTGACCAAAGAGAGGTTTTTGAACAGGAACGTGAAAATTCCACAAAATATCGTCTTATCTTGACAATAAACCCATATTGTACCAATGTTTTGTTTAACGCTGTTACTGAAATTGTACAGCATGAGGGTACAAATGAAAATGGTAAATTGATTATTGCAAGTGATAGTGGTATTACACCAAGTATCAAGAATTATACAATACAAGGTAAGGCAGATGATGTAACAAATACTGATATGGTTAGGAATACAGAATATGCTAATGGTGATGACCCTTTCGTGTATCATTGTGGCTATGATATATTTAACAATCATATATTAAGAAACCAATCATTTAAACTTGTTAATCCTTTAACCGGTAATAGTTATAAATTTCAAAACACTACTGACAGAAATAAAATTAAGAATAACTTTAATACCATCCGAGATATAATGAGATATAGTGATGGTAAGGAAATTAAATTGACAAGACGAACAGATGTCAAAACAATACAAGGTGTAGAAAATTTCGATTCACAGAATTATGCAAGACATCTTTATTTAAAGGATGATATTTTGTCACTTATTGACAGTATTAACGTTAATACGTCTGAGCAGAATGGTTGGTGGGGTTTCTACAACCGTTCTTCTATTGCTTCTTGTGACTTTAAGGAAAATGAATGGAAGGATATGAAAATATCCAAAATTTTCAATGGTAAATATTTTGATGGTTCACAAGAACAAGAACATATGGCTTGTGAATTTATTGAAATGTATCCTGATAGTACTTTATATTCCTTTAATCCAAAATATAACGTTTTACAAAATAGAGAAGAGCAAAATTGGGATATATGTATAACATATCCTTATGATAAGGATGAAGGAAAAGACAAGATTTTGATTAATGGCAGTACTGATGAATTAGATAGTAATGGTGATTTAATATATGTTAATGGCTTGTTGTTGGCAAACTATAAACAAACGAAAGGTACTTCAGGACAAGATATATTATTATTCCGTTCACTTGTTAAACATAATCTTAAAGTGGGTGACAAATTTAAACTTTTTTATAGTCCAAGAAATAATGATGCAGAATCACATTTCAAAGAAATAAAAGACAGACAATTTGAAGTCGTTAATATTGGTAATTTGGAGGGTGATTATTTGGATTATTATTTCTATATAAATGATATAAATGATTTGAAAGAAATTTTGGGTTATGGAGATGATGAGAAAATTAAGTCGGAAGATTTTTATTTCCGTTTTATAAAAGTGATAAATGATAGAGATTGTAAATATTATTACCGTAAATTCAAAAAATTGCCAAATTTTAAATTCAAAAAAATGGAACTTACGGAAGATGTTGCTTCTGATAAGCAAAAGTTTGAAGAGTATGTTAGTGCAAACTGTAAAGATTTGAATAATAATGGTATGTTATTATTTCAAAAGGAACAGTATCCTCTTGCTTTTGCTAAAACCATATATAATGATAGTATAACTCAAGTTACGTTCACTGACACAATAGAAATTGACAAGATTAAGGATAACCTTGGAAGACCTTTAACTGAATTATTTGTAACAATTATAAAAAGGAACAAGGGTCATGAGTTGTGGTATAAGAAGTCAAAAACAAAAAAGGATTTAGAGAATATTGAGTTTTCACATTGTTTTGGGAAATTAAATAGTGGCTTGGAGATTCATACTGAATGGAGTGATGATGTTGTTTTAATGGATACAAGGTCAAGAATAAGTGATTGTACAGTAATTACCACAACTGACGGTGAATTGTTAGATGAAGATATTACAATTGAAGATGACGTTTTCTATGGTGATGTTGTTGAATTGGATACATATAACATGGTTGAAAATGTTTTATCGGATGTACATTTCCGTTTTAACACAGAACAGAGAGAACACGATTTCAGTGGTAATGAACTAAATTGTGGAAAATTTATATATGATGAAATCATGGGTGATGATTATGACCATGATAGGGAAAATAAAAATCATAATAAGAGTGGTTGGGATTGTGTTGAAAATGATATGGATGATTTAAATGTTAAACCAACAACATATAGACCAGAGGGTTATCATTATAAAGCACATTATCCAATAAAGGTAAGGGAATTTGGGTCGATGCGACAAGGTTCTCATAAGGATATTACAATATCTTCTTGCAGACCAAGGCAAGCGGGTGGTATGTTTATTGAGGTCGTATCCACTTTAAGAAGTGGGGCAAATAGTGGTAATATTGTTTATCTTTGTGATGATATGAAACAGGAAATGATACCATTAACCATCAATAGCGTTTTAAGCAATGTACGTTTTTTGGTGAATCCAATGAAACCAAGTGATGAAAATTATAAAAATATTTTTGAAATTTGTAACGGATTATTATATTCAGAGCGTACAATCAAAGAATTTATGGAAAAATGGGTCGATGAGGATGGAAATGAACATTTCGCAGAAGAGGATGAAATTGGTACAATTATCAAGGATTATAGTATGCCGAAATATATTTTACGTTTGAAGAATTATGACATTCCATCTTATGCTTATAAGGTTGCCACTAATGTTTATTTGTGGAGAGATGTATTAAATGTAGGAAATAAAGATACCGTTGAACTTACGGAATACCCGTTTGCTAATGGGCATTTCTATATTAACAAAGATATTAATTTCTTTTTAAAAAGACAAGACCCATTTGGTGATAATGGACTCTATTCAGAATCAAAAAATCCAAATGACATTTATGGAAATGTCAAGAAAACATCTAATTATGAATATAAGGATGAGGAAAACAGAATATGTTAGAATATAGAGTAAACACTAAAAAATTTGATAAGACAAAAGTTGAGTTAAACATTGAGAATATATCATTTGTTGACTTGGCAAATCTCGTTGATGAAGAAAATGAAACATTAGAATATGATGGTTTTAACAAAGATAAAATCATGTTAATTTGTGAATGTAAGGATATTGATAAAGTTAACAACGGTGGTTTCGTTAAAACTGAGAATACATTGTATCTTGATTATGGTACTGAGCAAGTACCCGAAATAACCGAATATAATTTTGTAAAGGACTATCAAATTAGTGGTGTAAATAAAAACAATAAAAGTTTTTCCATCTATATTGATAAATATTTTACTCTTAATCAAGATAAGATTGAAAAAATTATATATAATGACACTTTAGGTATTGAGGAAAGCCAAAATATTTTTTTACATTTCAATGATTATCATTATTTTGATGTGAATGATAAAGAGATACCAATATATTTTAACACATTTGACGAGAATGGTGAATTAACTGTTAAAACTATTTTATTTGGATATTATTCACAGAAAGTTTTGGTTGGTTCTATTGATAATTTTTACAATGCGGATGCGGATTTTCTATTTAAGAATATATTTGGCATTGATATAAATGTTGATGGTCTTAATGAAAAATATATAGAAGGTGATTTAAGTGGAATTGAAATATATCGTGATAATTTCTTATTTGGCGAGAAAACAAATTATACATTTAGTTTTGAAAGACCTGTTGTTAATATAAATGTCCCAATTGTTAATACATTTGAGACAAATTTAATACAAATGGAACTGCTTAACGAATATTTTGTAGAAGCAGAAAAGAAAAAAGCAATTAATAGGATTACCGATATTGAAAAGGATGTATATTATCCTTGCATACCAAATAATAATAGTTTTGATGATGTTTATACGATAAAATTTAATCTTCATTTCAGAGAACATAGAGGTGACGATTGGCTTGTTGAGAATGAAAGTTTTTGGAATTGTATTGAACAATCGTTTGATGAAAATAATAAGCCAATAGAGAGTAGTGCAAAAATTATCAATACCCCACAGAAAATGACAACAGATAATAGGTCCGATTTATTGAGTTTTCTTGGTTTTACAAATGAAGATGTACACTTTCAAAAAAATAAACTTAAAAAATCATTTTTACGTTTAATGTATTTTGATTCAACAAATCCTGCAAATCAGAATATGATTGGTTATTCGACTATTTTCTTTGATACGGGTGATATGTTTGCCAAATATATCAAATATAACGAAGAAAAAAATTACGTTGCTGTTAACATGAATAAAAATCAATATGGTGTATATAATATTTCTGAAGGAAAAACAGGAATAAGGGTTAACAGGGAAAGTTTTAATGAAAAGACAAGATTAAGTTCGCAGTTTGTGGTGAAAAGTAAAAACACTTCAAAGGCTTCAAGTGAGGGATTTTATCTTTATATTTGGAAAGATAACAGCACACCTTTGCCACAAGATTTATATATGAAAGTTGAGTTTAATCACGCTGGTTATGGAAGGACAATACCCTTTATGATGCCTTATTGGGATTCTAAAAAGTGGGGCGGTAAAATTGGCATTAAAACCTTTGACGAAATTTTAGAAGATTGGAAAGATATAAAAGAAGAAGAACTTGACCAACATGGTAGAGTATCTTGGATACATAATACAGATGGACATTATGGCATAAGACAATATACGAAATTTTCTTATATACATCTTAAATATATGTATGATAAAGAAACCGACAAACATATTTACTATCTTGACCCAGACACTTATGGAAATATTACTTATCCAACAGGCGATGATGGTAACAAATATATTGAAATAAACTTATATGAAGCAAAAGTAGAGTAATGAAGACGATTGAATATAAAGTGTCATATGAAAAGATGATTTCAAGATTGCCGGGCTTGTTCGCTTATTTGGAAAGTGACGAGTTTGGCAATATGTCATTACATAAGGCCACTGATAGTTTGGATGGCTGTTGGGGAAAAATTGTTGAAAACATTAGTTTACCAAGTGGAGTTAGTCTTAAAGATATTTTACATGGTGGTGAAACATATTCGTTTAGAACCATCATTGATTATTATTACCAATATAGGGAAGAATTGGGTGAAGACAATGAATTTGTAAAATTTATCGAAAAAGCAATAGGTAAAATTAGTGTTGATTTTGAAGGTAAAACAGAAATGTCACCAAAATTTATCTACTTAGCAAATGCAAAGAAACTATATAATGAACTTGTGAAAATGGGTAAACAATGTGAATTTTATAATCAAAATAAAGAAAAATTTGATACTGATGAATATTTGTGTTGTTTATGTGAACGTTATGAGAATATTGGTGGCAATAAACTTAGGGACTACGTAGGAAGTTTGATACCACAAGCAGAAACTATTGCAAATGAATATCTTGGATACGCCAAAGGAAATATGGTTTTAGATTTTGATATTGATTTAACCTCAACATATCAAGATTTTGGTATAATATCCCCATATGTGCCAATATGGATACCGGGCAAAAGGTATTTTGTTGGTGATAAAGTACAATATGACGGAGAATTGTATAAATGCTTAAGGGAGAACAATGGTAAGTGGGACGAGGATACCTTGACTATTATCTTTGATTCCGCTAAATTTGAAAAATGTAGAGTTACTGAACTTAACAAGGTAGAATATGATTTACCATATACCATAAACGGCACAACAGATTCAAAACTTACAGATTTAAGAAGATTTGTAACATATTATAATGATGATAATGTTGCTGAAAGACCTGCAAATGGTTATGATTGGCTTTTTTATTATAGAAAGGGTGAGGTTGTTAATATTAAGACTGTAAACAATAAGTTGGGAAATGTGGTAAAATTATCAGATTTGGAAAATACAAGTATCAATTCCGATGATTTAGATTCATGTGAAGATAAAGATGATTTGGCTGCATATGGAGACGTTATATATGATATAACGGCAAATCCCGATGAACACACAATAACCTTTACTTATATTATGGGTGTGCATTTGAAAAGCAACGATAATAGGACAATTGTTTATGATGATGACAATAACAAAATAATCAAATGGGATAAATTTGTGTGGGATGAAAATGAAAAAATTGGTATAAAATACCAAGAAACATATAATTATGAAGAAGAGAGTGATTTAGATAAGTTAATTAAAGGACAGTTTATATTAGAAGGTGTAAATGAGACATTTACTTTTGAAAAATACATAAATGGAGAATATAATAAACAACTGCCCACATATAAATTTGAATTTATAACATATAACAATTCGTTTAACTACAATAAGACAATTGCACACCAAGATGTAAATATAGTATCAATATTAACAGATTTTGAAACAAATAGAAATAGTTTTGAGGAATATACACAATCTGACTTTTATAGGGAAGATTATTTTAATGGAATTACATATCAACCGAAGAAAAACATTGATGTAAATATACAAAGAGGCACGACTTCTGTATTTGACAGACATATTGCTTTTGGTGAGATAAAAACTATGGATGACATGGAAACATATAAAAATGGTTCTTTTTTTAAGATGAATGTTAGTTAATAATAAGTAAAACATATAATACATAGATGGAATTATTAGTAACAGAGCAACAGTTAAGAAATCTAAACGAAGACACAAATCCATATAAGAAAAGATGGACAGCAGAAAGGTCTTCGCTTAAAAAATATATTGTCAATTATGGAGAAACTATGATTTCAAGAGAAAATGGAAAGGAATATAAAGTTATTCTGGATAGTTTCTTAACAAATTTATTGGGTATAAATTTTTGTGTCTGCATTCAATGGGATAGTATGACAAATATTCCTGGGGAAATTATTTATGTAAGGGCATATGATAAGTTCAGTAAATTAAATTGATTAAAAGTCAAAAAACAACTATTATTATAATAAGAAATTTAGATTTTAAACATGAACAATACATACGGAAATGTTAAAAGCGCAGTAATAAATCCTCTACATGATGTGGAGATTTTTTATCATTACAGACCGACATTAAACAGTGAGGATGCAAGTTATAGAAATTTTCATAAAATTGAGGATATTACTTCAGTTTTTACAACAGTTAATGTATCAGAAGATTCAAAAAATTATCCGTCACAAAATCAATTTCCTGACCCTATTTTACCAGGAATGTACAATTTGTCATTGCCTGTTAATATATTTGGTAGAAAAGGCTTTTATACGCTTTTTATAAGACCAAAAGAGATTTATTGTACAATCAAAGATGTTGGTGCATTGGGTGCTTATCCGGACATTAGTGGTATTATAGTTGATATGAATAGTGTTAACACCGATAGGTCACTTTTTGGTAGCGATAATCTTACGGGTTATAGAGTGGAATATCTTCAATATGAAGACGGTGGTTTGAGAAGACAAGATTATTATCGTCTTATAACAAGTTGTAATTTTGCAGAACCAATCACTCAGAATTTAACTTCAGCAAATACTAATTCAAATGCATATAGGTTTAATGAAAGTGGTACTTTGTCATTTATAACACTTACACCAAGCATTGCTCCAAGTTTTAAGCCAAATGCAAAACCTTATATCGGTAGTCCAAATCAACAAATAATAATTTCAAATACGAAGTTTGACCCTGTTTGTTTAAGAATAGAAATATGTGAAAATGACTTTGATACTCTTGCAACATCAATTGATGGAAATCAGATTAGAGCATTGGATAATGGTATTCTTACAACTTATAATAAAGACCTTGAAATTTATAAACAATGGGAGTTCTACACCCTCAAAGACAATTATAATAAAAATGTCAGATATGAGGTTAAAAGGGAACGTACTGATAATATTGATAATACTGCTGATGCAAATGATATCTTTGCACAATAAACAAATTCATTTATGATTTTTAACAATGGCACAATATATAAAACATAATAGCAACTACATAAAAACTGTTGAACACCAACATTTAAAAGACGGTTCTACCATCTTTGAAAGAGATTGGGTTACAATAGGCAGTCAACTTAATTTCGGCCCAGGCAAAATACCATATTATAATGATGGCAATTTTATTTTTACAACAAGCCCAACACCTTTTTTCCAGAAAAGATATAAAAACGGTGTTACTGTTGCTACATGGACTTATGAAGATGTAAAGGAAGCAAGTTCAACAGTTAATCAAATACAATTTGATGAATATACAGAAGATATACGTAGTTTTGTATATTATGGCTCATGTGTTGAATTGTTACGTGCAACAATTGAGAAAATTATATATGAATTTCCGGGAAATATAAAAGTTTCTGACGAAGAATTAGGTGTTTATAAAAGTGTTGAGGAATTTGAATGTGAGGAAGAAAATAAAGAGGAAAAATATGTACCATTACATGATGTTGGCGAAAGTGATAATGAACAAACTCTTTGGACTTTAAAAAATCCATTTGATATTAATTTTTTCCTCCAAAATGTACAACTTACAAAATATGATAATCCTTTACGTTATTTGACATATTCATGGAAGGACTATTTGGTTTCAACTGGTGGTGAATTTAATGAAATAACAAGTTACGAGGTTGTCATGCGTCAAATGTATGAAAAGGAAGCAGAACCTTGTGTTGAAACTGTTAAAGTTTATGAGAATACTGTTACAATTGGAAATAAAACAGAAACAAAGCCATTAAAGTTAAAAGCCGGTAATTATTTTGTTATTTTAACTGATAATGAAGGAGAAGGACAAAAAGTAAATAATTGGGAAGATTTGTGTTACCAATCAACAGATAGAAAATATTGTACAATAGATGAAGATGCTTCTGAAATTGTAATAAAAGATGTTGGCGGTGGTGTTATTAATGTTAAAGTAAATGGAAAAACCATTTATGATAAACAATGGGAAGAGGATGCAATAATGGTTTTTTATCGTGAAGTAAAAATTCCAAGAACATATAAGTATTATCAAATGTTTTCTGAAGAGGAATATAATAATACATTTTCTCAGCAAGGATGGGTAAAAAGCGATTGCATTATGAAGTTTTGGCTTCCTGATAGTGTTTTCCTCAATAGATGTGACGAGTTTCAAAGAAATATTCTTTACAGTGAAGAAAGTAACATTGGTAAAAATCAAGCAGTATATACAGTCAAAATTAATAATGATATTATAATTGAGGGCTATATATATGATGGTGAAGTTATTCCATTAGTTAGAAATAAAGACAAGAATCTTGTAATACAACCAAAGGAAGAAATAATCGAAACATATTTTAACGGTTTAAAAGGTTTTGAAAAACAATTACTTACAAGAAAAACTAATCCTTTATATACGAATAAATTTATAACACCAATAGAATATAATTTAGGTTATCTATATTATAATAGAACATATACTTGGCCGTCTGATGGTTATTGCATTGACATAACTTCAACAAAATATATTGATTTCATCAATAAATTGAGTAACATGGCTGAGTTGTATGACGAATTATGGACTGACAACCTATGGAGAAGAATGACCCATGAGGCAATCAAAAACTATGATTGGACATACACAAGAGAGTTTATTGATGGTGATGAGGAAGACAATGTTGATGGCGGTGAAAGAATGCATAAAGTACTTAATATTATCGGACGAGTGTTTGATGATATTAAACTCTCAATAGATACTATTAAAAGACAAAACAAAACAACATATAACGGTGACAGAAATGTACCAAATGCATTATTAAGTGATAAATTAGAACTGTTTGGTTGGGACATTTATTCAACTATTCCGACTTATAAGAATGAAAATGATGAAACTGTTTCTGCAAGTGAGGAAACCATAACACAAGAGGTACTTGATAACATTGAAAATGAAGTAGAGGTTAACGGTAAGAAAATTTATCCTGATAAATGGTATCCAACTTCTAACCCTAACAAAATTACGTTTGGTGATGCTGATGTTGAATTTATGAGAAGACTTTTGTTATCGACAAGACGTATTTTTGAAACAAAAGGCACAAGACAATCTATTGACATGATAATGGGCTTGTTTGGCTACGGTGATACTGATTATACAATTACAGAACATTATAGAACAGTTACACCAAGGGAATATGATGAAGTTATTGACCAAGAAACTAATGAAACGTTAGGTGATAGGATTGTAAGGTTGAATAATCAGGAAAAACAAATGGAGTTACTTTATGAAGAAGATGCAAGTGGTATACCAGTTGCCTCTTTTATAGGCGGATATGACGAACAAGGAAACACCAAAACATATCTTATACCATATTATGACCAAACGAAAATGTATGACGGAAACCTTTATTTCCAAAATAAAGGTGGATGGTTCTATAAAAAAGATGATGAGTCAACAGAAATTGATTTCTCGAAATGGACTGAAACTTTGTCTTATTTGCATGTAGTTTCGCAAGTAAAAGATTTAATGAATGTTAACCCATTTGAAATTAAAAATGGTGATATATATTATGTTGCTAATTTAAGTGATTATATAGATTATACTGAAACTACTGATACTTTATACAGTCATTTTTTTGCCTTGAAAAATGAATTAATGCCAGAAGAGTTTTCTTCATGGGTTAATATTAATTTAGAGGATGGCTTTTATGAAGGAAGCATTGACTATACAGACGAAGAAGCAACTTTATATGATAGTTATGCAAAGAAAGCAAAATATCTTGAAACCATTATACCTTATAATATAGGTAATAATCCGCATGTTGGTTATGGTGAGTATGATATGGGTAATGAGTTTTTTGAATATATGAAAAAACCATTTAAATATGCTCTTGACAAATATTATTTTACATCCCCATACTATGAGGAAGCAAATGATGCAAAATTAGAATTTGACGTTTCAGACAGAATAGACGCACAATATGATATTGAAAATGAGGATGACAATGATAAAAAAATAAAAAGAATAAATAATAATGATACATATTATTTAAATGACAAAGTTATCATCTTTAAGAACAATATTAACAATGATGAATATAAAAAATATTTTAAGACAGTAATCATTAATTATCTTATGCAAATAATACCATCAACCGCAATTTTTGTTTTGGAAAATTTTGCGCTTAATGGTGATAAAGATGAAGATGATAGTGATAAATTTTCAGTTACTTTTAAATTTAACAACGGCAGTCAAAGAACTGTTAAGATAAAAGGTGGTGCAAGCGTAAATTGCCCATCAAATACGAAATGGAATTTACAAGGTGGCGGTAATACTATATATGAACAAGGAAATGGATTCCCATATGTAGTTAATCAAGATACTACTTTTATTGAATATGTTATTGTATATTATACCGTTCGTTTCTATGAGACTGAAGGTGGACAATTAATACGAACGGATTCTATTGAAGGTGGAAAAACTGTAAATGCAAGCGGACAATGGTATCGTTTGGGTGATGCAAATAAGGAACAAATCACATTCCCATATAAGGTTGATAGTAATGTGGATTTTGTAAAACTTGTCAAATTCAATATTAAATGGTATGAAAACGCTGATGATACAAATCCGACAACACAACAAGTTACACGTGGTGACAACATAACGCCACTTGAGTCTGACCAAAGATATTATCGTAAGAATGACAGTAGATATACAATAGTATCATTCCCGATTAGAGCACAACAGAATGAGGAATTTGTAAAAGTTACAACATATACAGTAAAATGGTATCAAAGCGAGGATGACACTAATCCGGAAGTACAAAATAATGTAATTTACGGACAAAGTGTTACCAAATCAGGCCAATGGTGCTTGAAGGGTACACAAACAATTATAAGACTGCCATATCGTATTACGCAGAACACTGATTTTGTAAAATACGTTGAGCCGACTGTTTATTACACGGTTCGTTTCCTTGATAGTGATGGTACAACAGTGCTTGATAGGCAAGAGATTGAGGAAGGACAAAGTGTTAGTCTGAGAACTGACCTTGAACAGTATAGTTGGTATCTCAGTGGTGAGGCAACCCAATCAGAAGTTAGGTTTCCATACAGTCCGATTAATGGTCCAACAGATTTTATAAAGGTTAAAGAGTTCAATGTTAACTGGTATGATACTGACGATACAGTTGAGCCACCTAAGTTCACTGTACAATTCCGTCTCACGGAGACAGCAGAGCCTATGGACACGCAAGAAATAACGGCAGGTGAAAAAGTTTCATTAAGGGATGAATGCATAAATTATAAGTGGTATCGTTTGGGTGATGCAAATAAGGCACAAGTCACATTCCCATATGAGGTTAATAACAATATTACGTTTATTAGAATCGTTAGTTACACATATGTTTTCGAAAGTGTCAGCCCAACTCAGACAACAATAGCATACAATGTTTCGCATACTGATTTCGTTATCAGAACAACGCTTAACGGACAATTACACAATTTCACGGCAACCGTTACACAAGGAGAAGATTGGCTAAGTGTTGAGAACATTGGAAGTGCTGATGCACAAAATGGGACTTTGACTCTTAAAACAACTTCGTATGTCAATACAGATAGCCAAAGGACGGGTACTTTAAAGTTAGTACAAGATGACAGTAATAAGACAATTACATTACAAATCACACAAGATGCTATACCACAAACAGATGGTGAAATTACACTAAGAGTAAAAAATTCCAGAACAACTGGTGTGCCAATAGAAAGTGTTCATATTACATTTAAGATTGGTGATGTTGACAAAATGGTGGTTGTAGGTGATAATATTCCAATCAACGGTGGTGAACGTAGCACAACATTTACTATAAATAATACTCAAAAGAGTCAGGATATCATAGCAGATAGTGTTTACATACAGCCACAAATGATAAATGCTAGTTTCACACAGTCACCAAATCCTTATAAATATAATGGAGTAGGACAAGACGGTGCTATTGAATTGTTCATTGAGATACTTGATGAACCAGAACCTGTTACACCTTCTTTTGAATTATATCCGGAAGTTCTAGCACATAATACTAGTACCTTACAACCAAATATTAGTAATTCATCCACTTCATATACAATTCCTTTATTATATTTCCAAGGTAATATTAACTTTTTTATGAGGGTTGAACAAACAAATGCGGGTGAAGTTACGGTAAGTCATAGCCGTTTTACTGGAATGGATTATGTATATAAAATTGATGATTATGGTTATGGTTTCTTTAGGGCTTCTTCTTGGGTTGGAGGTGGTGGTAGTTTGTATAATCATACTACCGACATTAGTTTAATACCTTCAAATGATACAACTTTGGCAAAAACATTAAGAATAACCGCACAATATGATGAAAATAATACGGTGTTCTTCAAGGATTTTTATACGGCTAAATTAATTAGAATACCTTTCAGTGGGTTAGAAGACAGTTTGACTGTTGAGTTTTTCCCATATACATTTACTGATGAATATTTCTATTTGCCGGCTAAAATGTGTAAAATTGATGTTTCAAATATTGGTAATACTATTGATGGTGAACTTATAAAACACCCAATTATTACAGAAATTCCTTCTGAGGGGGATAATGGAACTTTTGTTAATATAAATATTACTAATTCTGATGAACATTCTTCTATTAACTATAATGTTGGTGTAAATAATACCGGAAAATATAGGTATGCCTTTTTTCATATTTCAAGAACGTCTTCAACTATGAATTATAATAATTTAAATGGTGTTCAAGTACATTTTATACAAGAACCATTCTCACTAAATAGAATATATTATGGTAATGTTCCTAAAGACCCATCACATTGGGAAGCATATATGAGAGATAAATCAGACAACTTAAAATATCATACCTATTTCCAATTTGCAAATAGCGAAATTGTTACTTCTTCAAAGGAAATTAGTGCATTAAAAAGTAATAATAACAATAATCGTGTAAATGTGTTGTGCGTACCAACTACTTTGGCTCACACTATTACACCAACCATTAGTACAAACGATATTATAACAAATAATTATATGTGGGGAAATCAATCATACATTATATATAAATTGGCTTCTTCCGAAGATACAACATATACAATTAACATTACTTAAAATATGACAGACATAAAAGCAATTGCAAATAGAAACAGTATTGTTTTAAAGATAGACACGTCATTTTTTAAAACAAGGTCAAAAACAACTTATTCATGGGCTTATGCTGATTATACTGTAAATACTTCTGGACAATATTCAGATATAGTAAATCTTGGGGTTTGTTATTATACCACAAACAGTAATCAAGTTACTTATATACCTTTTGATAGTACACAAATGTTACATTCAAGCGATTATAAAACACATTCCGTAACATCAACATGTGTTAAAGTTGGTGATTTAACTGTGAAAGTGAGAATGGTCCCAACTTTTCCTATATTTTGTCTATTAGAAGGTCTTACAAGTGGTACTACCTATCATATAGGTGGGTATTATGAATCTTCCAATTCATCTAAAACACCTTTAGGATATAGTGTAGTAACTACAAAACCGTCAAGAGATACATCAGAGACAGGATTAAAATTTAATGACGTTAATTTTAATACTGATAGGATTGATACAACAGAAAAAGAAAATAAAGCAACATTAATGAAAAATGATTTGCAACAAATATTACCATTAGTGACTGATATGTTTAATGATACAACTAATGTAAATTTCGAATATTCACCAAAGATTACTTATGAATCTTCTAATTGGTATGCCAACAGTGGAATGAATTTTAATTGTTATAGTTATAATACAAGTGATATAGAAAATCTGAGAAGCAGTACAATTCATGAGTTGGAACATAATCATTTTAAGTCATATATTAACAGATTTATAAATAATTTTAGTACAGAGCCTAAAGTTATTAAATTTATGGAATTTGTCACTGATTGTGAACGTGCTACATGGGGACAGATACAAAGTCATTTTTACCCAATAATCAGTTCTGCTAGATATGATTATTTGGATGATTATTTAGTGTGTATGGCTACAGATGTAGATTATTTATTTGAATAAGTGAAACATTATTTAATAATTTTCTAAAACATTATTATTAGATGAATTTATATACAATTGATTGTAAAACATATATTCTGAATGGTACAGAAAAGACATTTGGTGAGGAAAAGACGGTTGAAACCGATAATAAAGAGATTCGTGCAACTTTCTTCATTGAATGTAATAATGTGCAAGATAATTT